TGGAGTGTCCTAAGAGATGTTAGCGTTTTCTCTCTATCTATTATATCATATTCCTGCTCAATAAGGGAAATAAAAAGCAGTAGGTTAACAACGTGTTAGATTGTTAGCATTCCATTCGCATCTGCTAATCAAATCAGAAATGCTTGAAATAAACAAACACTGTGGATTTTCTTCAAAAAAAGAGTTATTTGGAAGAGTTCCAGAACTTATTTCTACAATTAGTTGAAGAATCAGAGAGAGACCACGTTCGTTTTGAAGAAGACTTTATGCCTTTTGGAAAAGCTTAAGGATTAGAGGTGAGCATCATGGTTATTGAACTATCAAATGAATTTTTAACCGTCCAATTCAAAGAAAGAGGCGGCGAGTTAGCATCTATCAAGGATAGGGATGGTGTGGAGTATCTTTGGCAAGGTGATCCAGAATATTGGAGTGGCCAAGCACCAGTCCTTTTTCCAAATTGTGGTAGTGTTCGCAATGATAAGGCTATGTATATTATGGAAGATGGGGAGGTTCTGGAAGGAATACTGCCACGGCATGGATTAGTTAGAAAGAAAGACTTTCAGTTTACGCAAATCAATGAACGGCAAGTCATGTTTACGATTGAAAATAATGAAGAGATGTTGGAGCAGTATCCGTATCCATTTCGATTAACCATATTTTACTCTTTAGATGAATCCAAAATTGAGATTGAATATCTAGTAGAAAATCTAGGAACAAAGAATCTAATGCCTTATTTTATTGGAGCGCATCCGGGCTTTAATTGCCCTCTGATCCCGGGTGAATCTTATGAAGATTATTCTATCGAATTTGAGAGAGAGGAGAGCTGTACCATTCCAGAGTCGTTTCCAGATACAGGTTTAATAGATGTTAATGCTCGGCATTCATTTTTAGTAAAGCAGAAGTCGTTACCTTTGGATTATGCTTTGTTTGAGAAGGATGCGATTACGCTAGACCAACTTCATTCTCGATCTGTGGTGCTTAAGTCAAGAAATCATACCAAGACTATTAAAGTTGATTTCCAGGATTTCCCTAATTTAATTCTCTGGTCAACTCCAAACAAAGGTCCGTTTATCGCCATTGAGCCATGGGGAGGGTTATCAACTTCCGTGAATGAATCTGGATTTTTTGATTTCAAACAAAATGTAACTTTGATTGCTCCAGGGAAATCGGATCATAAGTGCTATGTGATTGAAGTGGATGGATAGAATTCAAAAAAATTTTTTGAAAATACTTTAAAAACATGTTTAAATTTGATATACTAAATATAGTAAGATAAAAAATAAAGGATAGAAGCTGCTTATAAAAAGGTTGAAATAACAAACTTATTATGGGATATACAAAACCTATAATACTCTGAATAAATCGAAGTGAAACTTTGTGAGCTAGATCTCGCTTCACTTTCTAGTTTCCTTTAGATTTTTAGTGAGTATAAATAAATTTCAAAGGAGGCATTCGTATGTCGTTTATATCAACCATCCAAAATAATTTTTATAATTATTTATTTATTGAGCTTCATTCCTATGTTTTTAACCATAGAGAGTCTATTGAAATTCCTAGCCTTCGAAAGGGGAGAATCCTCTCCATCAAGTTAGACGATTTTACCATCAAAAAGATGTTAGCTAGTAATCTAGTAAATGGTTTGATTGAATCGGACCTGAAAGTGATGGCTCATCTGGCCGTTCGTGTTCAGACGAAGTTTGATGTGGAATTGGATAATGCGGATATACAGTTGTTCGTGAGGATTAGGTATCACTTAGAAAATGGACTATCTCAATTGGAAATCTTACAAATCAAATCGTATGTTCGTTCAAATGAGAAGGGACCGATTCCGTATTTCTCAACTGAATTTGTTCCTTATATCCGAGCCAAGGATATGGACAAAATCGCTGAGGGCATTTTAGAGGCTTATTGTCCTGATATGCTGGTTTCTCCGATGGGCCTTCCGATTTACGACTTTGCAGAAAAGCTAGGAGTCGTTATTGAGGAAGGAACTTTGTCTAAAGATGGATCTATCTTTGGTGAGATGGTTTTTAAAGATAGTCTAGTGACTTTCTTTGAAAACGATCAAGAAGTAAAAAGAATGGTGCCAGGCGGGACTGTCTTAGTGGATCCTCAGGTCAAAGGACTTCGGAATCAAGGAAGCTATAACAACACCATCATTCATGAGTGCGTGCATTGGCTATTGCATCGTACTCATCATGAGTATAAGAGTTTGTTAGGCAGTCAAGAACTAAAAATTTCCAGTCGCATACATCGACCAGCGTTTAAGGAAGGTCAGTGGAATACTTATGACTGGATGGAGTGGCAAGCGAATAACATTGCAGCTCGGATCCTAATGCCGGGAAAAACAACTAAGATGATGGTGCAAGAGTTTTTTGCAAAGTATTCCTTGGAGTTTGATACTGATCAGCGTGTGGCGATGTTTGAGAAGGTCATTGATGACTTAGCTCACTTTTTCCAAGTCTCACGCTGGGCTGTTAAAATTCGATTGATGCAGCTTGGCTATACAGAGTTTGAAGGTATTTACAAGTATGTAGGGAAGGAATACATTAAGAGCTATACTTGTGAAGCTGATGCGATTCAAAATAATCAGACCTTTACCATATCTTTTAACAATGCTTGTTTTCTGAATTGGAAAAATGAACAATTTAGAGAACTAATGGACTCAGGTAGATATGTCTATGTTGACTCGCATTTCTGCTTAAACAGTGAAAAGTATGTCAAAATGTTGGAGCCTGGTGTTTACCAGATGACAGAATATGCTTATTCCCATATGGATGAATGTTGCCTAGTGTTTGACATTCACTATAAGGGGAAGAGAAGCATTAGCCCTAAGGACTTCAATGACTACATCCTGTACCGTGGAAACTTACCTGAGTTAAACATTGAGCTGGACTTCTCTGAACACCTGATCGAGATTCGTTCCCTTCCGGAATACACAGGTCAGATTTTCCCAGAGATTATGCGCATCATGGCTACGCTCCCCAATCACTTTTGTGGGACCATGCGTTCCCATCGAGATCGAAAACATTGCAGTCAAGAGAAGTTGGTTGAACATAGTGGTCTCAGTATCTCTACCATCGCTCGAATGGAGACGCAACATGACAATGTGAATAAGATAGAGAATATTGTGGCGGTGTGTATCGCATTAAAACTTTATCCAGACTTTAGCTTTGATCTGATTGAGAAAAGCAATTGTCGTTTTAACAATCAGGTTCCCCACCATTGTGCCTACAAAATGATACTTAGGAATTGTTACCACCTGTCCTTGGAAGAGGTGAATCAGCTCCTATTATCCATGGATGTCAAAACGATTTGAAAAAAATTTATTTGGGACCCTTCATATTTTGAGGGGTTCTTTTTTGCGTTTTAATAGGATTTTTACGCAAGGGGTTACTTCAAAACCCGCATTCTTCCGTTCAAAAGCCTTCATTCTTTGCTCTGTTGCCTTTCGCCAAATGGTTCTATACTAGTCTTGTGAGTTGGAGATGGCCATCGATAGTAACTCCAAAAAATGATGAAGGACGGATTTTTCCGAATGAAAACAGTATTTATTTGTTCACCCTATCGAGGGAATGTTGTAGAAAATGAAAAGAAGGCAATCGCCTACTCTAAGCAAGCTAATAAAGCTGGCTATGTGCCCTTGGCTCCACATTTACTTTTGACACGGTTTCTTAATGATCAGAATCCGGATGAGCGGATTCAGGGTCTGACCATGGGTCAGGAGTTGTTGAAGCGCTGTGATGAAATCTGGGTCTATGGTCCCACCATCTCTCAAGGTATGAAGTATGAGATTGATACAGCCAAAGAGCTAGGGAAACCCTTTCGACTGTTCCATGAGAATGGTCAGCCCATCAATCCTCATACCATGGACATCGATGATCGGGTCGAGTCCCTCTTTGCCATTCAGTGTAGCGGACATAAGGTCCGGTATGCTGGAGAAGGTACTCAAAGAAGTACAAAAGAATCTGTCTGGTCTAAGTTTCCCAGTATGTTCCTAGAGTAAGAAAGGAGAAATGGCATGGCTCAAATGAAAAAATTAGAAACCGTAGTGAAGAACTTACGCCTGTTGGCGGATAGCTTAGAGGAGCTGAGCAGCCCCTTCCGTCTAGAGACTGTTGAGAAGGTACCGGAAGAAGTAGAAAAGGCTGCTTCACCAACTGTTACCATTGAAGATATCCGTAAGGTCCTGGCTGAGAAGTCCCGGGCGGGTAAAACAGAACAGGTACGAGACTTGCTCCAACAGTACGGAGCCAACAAGCTCTCGGCGGTAGAACAGAAGCACTATCCTTCCCTGTTAGAAGATGCGAAAGGACTCTGATATGGCAGAAAAACAACATGCATTGTTATCAGCATCTTCCAGCCACCGCTGGCTAACGGTCCCGCCTCTCGCTCGTTTAGAGGAGTTCTTTGAACAAAGGACCAGCTCTGCCGCAGAAGAAGGGACCTTGGCCCATGCGCTGGCTGAATACAAGCTGCGAATGGCTCTTGGAGTGAAGGCGGAAGAACCGGAAGGCGAGCTGACACTTGAGATGGAACAGTGTACGGAAGATTACGTGGCCTTCATCTTAGATGAATTGGAACTCTTGAAACAGGGGACAAATGAGCCCATTATCCTGATTGAGCAGATGGTTGATTTTTCCCACTATGTGCCAGAGGGCTTTGGGACAGCAGACTGTGTCCTAGTAGCTGAAGGACTTCTTCATGTCATGGATTTTAAATATGGCAAAGGCGTGCTGGTGGAAGCAGAGAACAATCCGCAGATGAAACTCTATGCTTTAGGAGCCTTGGAACTCTATGACGCTCTTTATGATATTGAAGAAGTCAAGATGACCATTTTTCAACCAAGAAAAGGCAATATCTCCACCGCCATCCTGCAACGAGAAGATTTGCTGGACTGGGCAGAAAAGGAATTGAAGCCCAAAGCAGAATTAGCCTTTAAGGGAGAAGGGGAGGTCACCTATGGACCTTGGTGCCAGTTCTCTACTTGTAATGCCGTCCTTCGGGCACGGATGGACTATCATAAGCAGCTTGAAAAATTCCAGTTATCTTCTCCGCACTTATTGACAGATGGGGAGATTGAAGAAATCCTCGCTCATGTGGACGACTTGGTCAAGTGGGCGACTGAGATTAAAGACTATGCGACTAAGGTCGCCGTTGAATCTCATAAGTCTTGGGCAGGTTTTAAGCTAGTAGAAGGTCGCTCTATCCGGCAGTTTACGAATGAAGAAGCTGTTATTCAAGCGGCAGAAGCAGAAGGTTTCACTGATCTCTATAAACAAAGTCTCGTTTCTCTGACGGAACTAGAGAAACGGATGGGCAAGAAAGAATTTAACCGAGTCCTGGGACACCTGGTTCATAAACCGCAAGGGAAACTAACCCTTGTCCCAGAGAGCGATAAACGAAAAGAATATATTCCAGCGGCAGCTGAATTTGGAGGAAACTAATATGTCAAAAGAAACAAAAGTCATTGTGGCAGGTCGCCTGTCGTATGCTAATGTATGGGAACCACAATCTATTAATGGTTCCGAGCCTAAATACTCCGTGTCCGTCATCATTCCGAAAACAGATCAGGTGACCATTCAGAAAATCAAGCAAGCTGTGGAATTCGCCAAGCAAGAGGCGATTTCAAAATTCGGTGGGAAGATTCCAGCCAATCTCAAACTCCCTCTTCGTGATGGAGATATTGACCGACCGGATGATGAAGCCTATGCCAATAGTTATTTCATCAATTGTAATTCCAAGCAGAAACCCCAGGTCGTGGACCAACAGGTTCAACCAATCCTGGATCAAGCAGAGGTCTATTCGGGCTGTTATGGCCGGGTGTCGGTGACCTTCTACGGCTTTAATTCCAATGGCAATCGTGGAGTAGCAGCGGGACTCGGTAATATCCAAAAGCTGAAAGATGGAGAGCCGCTTGGCGGTCGGGTTCGAGCTGAGGATGAATTTGGCACGATTGAAGACGACGATTTCTTGGCTTAGAAGAGAGGTGGTGCTCCACCTCTTTACATAGACGGAGGAGAAATGAGAACACTCAGTATTGATATTGAAACTTATTCAGATGTGGACTTAACCAAATGCGGTGTTTATCGTTATGTGGATAGCCCGCAGTTTGAAATCTTGCTCTTTGCCTACAAGATCGATGAAGAGAACACACAGATTGTGGATCTAGCTCAGGGAGAAGAACTTCCCAAAGGCATTCTTTCTGCTTTACGAGATGACGCTGTTGTCAAAACCGCCTTTAATGCCAATTTTGAGCGGGTCTGTCTTTCCAAGTATCTCAAACAGAAATTGTCTGCCCGCTCTTGGTCTTGTACTGCTGTTCAGGCCGCAAGTCTTGGTCTACCCTTATCTCTAGAAGGAGTGGGGCGGGTTCTGAACATAGAAGAGCAGAAGATGAAAGAGGGCCAGCGTTTGATCCGTTATTTCTGTCTGCCTTGTAGACCGACCATAGCGAATGGAATGAGAGAGCGTAACTGGCCACACCATGCGCTAGAAGATTGGGAACTCTTTAAACGCTACTGCAAACGAGATGTGGAAGTGGAACAAGCGATTAGAAAACGGCTGAGCAACTACCCGCTACTTGAGAGTGAACAACTTCTTTATCAACTAGATCAAGCCATCAATGATCGAGGCATTGCGGTTGATCAGGAGCTGGTGAGTCAGGCTATTCTGGGGGATTTGTCCTATAAAGAACAAGTGACGCAACGAGCCTACGAGCTAAGTGGTTTAGACAATCCTAATTCGGTTTCCCAGCTCAAAGGTTGGTTGGAAAATCAGGGAGTCTTTATGGATTCACTGGGAAAGAAGGATGTGGCCAAGCAATTAAAAGAAGTAGATGGCGAGATCCTTGAGATGTTAAAGCTTCGTCTCTTAATGTCCAAGACTTCTGTGAAGAAATACCAGGCGATGGAGCGCTGTGTTTGTTCGGACGATCGAGTACACGGCCTGCTTCAGTTCTATGGGGCTAATCGCACGGGTCGCTGGGCCGGGCGGCTAGTCCAGGTCCAAAACCTGCCACAGAATAAACTGAAGGATCTAGACTTGGCTCGCACTTTGGTTAAGGATGGCCAATTGAAGGCCCTGGATCTTCTTTATGACAATGTCCCCAATGTTCTCTCGGAATTGATCCGGACAGCCTTTGTGCCAAAGAGTGGCCATCAGTTCATTGTGGCAGATTTTGCGGCGATTGAAGCGCGGGTCCTGGCTTGGCTGTCTGGTGAAACTTGGCGGTTAGAGGTCTTTGAACAAGGCGGGGACATCTACTGTGCATCGGCTGCTTCCATGTTTGGGGTGCCGGTGGAGAAGCATGGTGTGAATGGGCATCTGAGGCAAAAGGGAAAGATTGCGGAGTTGGCGCTAGGCTATGGAGGCTCCGTTGGAGCTTTAAAGGCCATGGGTGCCCTGGATATGGGGTTAGACGAAGAGGAACTACAGCCTTTGGTGAACCAGTGGCGCATGGCCAATCCCCATATTGTGGCCTTCTGGTGGGTCATTGATAAGGCCTCAAAAGAGGTCTATGAGACTAGGGAACCTCAAAAAGTAGGGAATCTGCTTCTTTATTACCAGGCTGGGATGTTTTTCATCGCCCTTCCTTCAGGTCGCAAGCTAGCCTATGTCAAACCTCGGATGGAGCTGAATGCTTTTGGGAAGCCAGGGCTCACTTATGAAGGAATTGGAGAGAATAAGAAATGGAGTCGTATAGACACATATGGTCCCAAGCTAGTGGAGAACATCGTCCAGGGCATTGCCAGAGACTTGTTGGCTCATGGCATGATGCAACTACAGAAACAAGAACTTGACATTGTCCTTCATGTGCATGACGAAGCCGTGGTAGAAGTTAAAGAGGGAGAAGCTAGTGTTGAAGAAGTCTGTCAGCTATTTGCCACCCTACCAGACTGGGCGGAAGGACTCCCTCTAAGAGCTGATGGCTATGCCTGTCAATTTTATCAGAAAGATTAAGGAGGAAAGAATGGACCTTTCGATTTCGCTCGGAAATAAACGAACAGATAAGGTGTGGACACAAACGACCTATTCGCTAGAACAGTTTGAGGCGCGGATCTCAAGGACGATTCGCACAGCAGAAACGGTAGCCGAGTACCAAAGGCTGCCTAAGGCTAAGCAAGATAGCATCAAAGATGTGGGAGGTTTTGTTCTTGGACGGCTGGATAAGGGGAGGCGGAAAAAGGATGCAGTTCTTGCGCGTTCTGCTCTGACGCTGGATATGGACTTTGCGACTCCCAGCATTATGGAAGAGATTGAGCTTTTCTTTTCCTTCTTTGCTTATTTCTATTCGACCCATAAGCATACGAGTGAGCATCCAAGACTGCGGCTCATTATCCCTTTATCACGAGAAGTAACGGCTGAGGAATACCAAGCAGTCGCAAGAAAAGTGGCTGAGGATATTGGGATGGAGCTCTTTGATGATACGACCTATGAACCGAGCCGCCTCATGTACTGGCCTTCCACCTCACAAGACGGAGCATTTGTTTTTAAGAAACTTGAGGGAGATTTCCTCAACCCTGATCAAGTCTTGGCCCGTTATCAGAATTGGAAGGATACGACTGAGTGGCCGGTATCCAGTCGGCAGAATAAACTGCTGGAGCGGGCCATGGCCAAGCAATCAGATCCACTAGAAAAGACGGGCTTGATTGGGGCCTTCAATCGGACTTACACGATTACAGAAGCGATTGAGAAGTTTCTGGGAGAAGTTTACAAAGCTTCCAGCATCCCAGGGCGCTTTGACTATGTCCATGCGACAACCAGTGCTGGTCTGGTCATCTATGATGATAAGTTTGCTTATAGCCATCATGCGACAGATCCTTATGGACATCGTTTGCTTTCAGCATTTGACCTGGTCCGTCTGCACCTCTTTGGGGATCAAGATGATGAGGACAAGAAGGATACCACCAAGCAGCCATCTTATAAAGCCATGCAGGACTTTGTATTAAAGGATGTGGCAACGAGGGAGACGCTGGCCAGAGAGCGCTTGGCAGATGCGACCCTCGAGTTTACAGATAGGGATAACTGGCAGTCGAGCTTGGAATTGGATAAGACGGGGCGCGTCAAGGACACGCTTTCTAATATTGCGACCATACTGCACTTTGATCCGAACCTACAGAATATTGTTTACAATGAGTTCAAAAATGTCATCGATGTGATCGGTGAGCTTCCCTGGAGACGCTCGCGACCAGGTTGGAATGATTCCGATCTGGCCAATGCCAAGCTCTATTTTGAGCGGGTCTATGGGATTTGGTCCCCGACCAAGTTCAAGGATGCTCTACTTGCAGTGGTCACATCCTACCGGATTTATCACCCTATTAAGGAATATCTGGAACCCTTGGAGTGGGACGGCATCGAGCGGATTGATTCGCTGCTTATTGTTTATCTGGGGGCCAAGGATACAGCTTATACCAGAGCTGTCATGCGAAAGACCATGGTGGCAGCTATTGCCCGGATCTATGAACCTGGTATTAAGTTTGATTCGATTCTTGTCTTAAATGGTCCGCAAGGACTGGGCAAGTCCACCTTCTTTTTTAAGCTGGGCCAAGAATGGTTCTCTGATTCCTTAGCCATTTCTGATATGCGCGATAAAACAGCAGCGGAGAAACTGCAGGGCTATTGGATCCTGGAGATATCCGAGATGACCGGGATACGGAAAACGGATGTGGAAACTGTGAAGGCTTTTATCTCTCGGCAGGACGATAAGTTTCGTCAGGCTTATGGAGTCAATGTAGAAAGTCATCCACGCGCCTGTATCATTGTGGGGTCAACCAATTCAGAAGGTGGTTTCTTACGAGATGTGACGGGGAACCGGCGCTTTTGGCCAGTGCGGGTGTCTGAGAACAGTCCTTTGAAGCCTTGGGAGCTAACAGATGTGGATCAACTGTGGGCCGAAGCCAAGGTCTATTATGAAGCGGGAGATGAGCTCTTTCTCAAAGGGACTGCCGAAAAAGAAGCCAATCGAGAGCGGCAGGAAGCGATGGAATCTGATGACCGGGAAGGCATTGTAGCTGAGTACCTGGATACCTTATTGCCAGATAACTGGGCCAAGATGGACTTATATGAGCGACGGACTTTCTTGGCTGGTAGTGACTTTGGCAGTCAGACTTTGAAAGGGACAGAGCAACGTGACCGGGTCTGCATTATGGAAATTTGGTGTGAGTGTTTTGGAAAGGAACGACAGAATATCAAAAAGGCTGATTCCTATGAAATTGAAGGAATTCTAAATAAGATCGGTGGCTGGAATAAGTACACTGGAAACACGACTGGTAAGATGAAATTTTCTCTGTATGGCACTCAACGAGCTTTTGTCCGGGTGTCGTAAGGCAACTTGGAAAGCCTTAGTTGGTTTCCAAAGGTTTTCGATTTTACCTTTTAGCAACCGAATGGGAAACCTCTCAAAGCCGTTGCCAATAGTGGTTTCTCTAGTACTAGTTTCCTTAGTTGCCTATTTTCTCTAAGAGAGTAGTGTTACTACTAGTAAAATAGGGGTAATGGGCACCCATACGCGCGTAAGGAGTTTGAACCCTTTTGGCAACCCTTATCGGAAACCCTGGGAGAAGAAAGATGCGAGAACGAGAAATTGAAGAAAAATTGAGAGTAGAAAGTAAAAAGCGAGGTGGCCTTGCCATGAAGTTTGTCTCACCTGGTTTGGTGGGAGTACCTGATCGCATTGTGGTTTTACCTCAAGGCCGGCTTGGTTTTGTGGAGTTAAAAGCCCCAGGAGAAAGGCCGAGAAGAATTCAGGTCAGGCGTATGGAACAGTTAAGAAAGCTAGGTTTTCTGGTTTATGTGCTGGACGATAAAGAAAAGATTGGAGAAATACTAGATGACATACAAGGCACATCCTTATCAAGAGGTGGCGACTCGATTCATTGAGGAGCATGAGACAGCTTGTTTGATTCTTGATATGGGACTAGGAAAGACCGTGATTACCTTAACGGCATTGTGGAATTTGATATTGGATTCATTTGAGGTCAGAAAAGTCTTGGTCATTGCCCCGCTTCGAGTGGCCAGTCATACTTGGAAGAGTGAGCTCGACAAGTGGGAGCATTTAAAGGGCCTTGATATTTCAATAGCCATTGGCAGTGAATCAGAACGGAGAGTAGCTTTATCACGCGTAGCCTTTATCTATACCATTAACCGGGAAAATATCGTCTGGTTGATTCAGAATCATCTCTTTGATTTTGATATGGTGGTGATTGATGAGCTATCTAGCTTCAAGTCTTATCAAGCCAAACGATTCAAAGCTTTACAGAAAGTTCGATTTAAAATCAAGCGCATGGTTGGTCTGACGGGAACTCCTGGAAACATCATGGACCTATTTTCTGAGATTGGCATTTTAGATGGCGGAGAGCGTTTAGGGCGCTTTATCACAGGATTTCGCAATCAGTATTTTGACCCCGACAAACGAAATGGTCAGGTTATCTTTTCTTATAAGCCAAAGGATGGCGCAGAAGAAGCGATTTATGACAAGATAGCGGATATGACGATTTCTATGAAGGCAGTCGATTATCTCAATATGCCAGAACGAGTGGACAATGAAGTACTGGTTGAAATGTCGGAGCATGAACTGGCTGTTTATAAAGAGTTTAAAACAGAGATGATGGTTTCTATCAAGGGGCAGGTACTTGATGCCGTAAACAGTGCCAGCCTTTCGAATAAATTACTGCAGATGTCTAATGGCATGGTTTATGATGAGAATCGAAAGGCGGTACTCTTGCATGATCAGAAGTTAGTGGCTCTTGAAGAAATGGTGGAGAGTATGAATAACCGGCCTTTGTTAGTCGCTTATTGGTTCCAGCATGATTTGAAACGCATCAAGGAACGTTTTTCAGAAGCTAGAGTGATTCAAAGCAATCAGGATATTGAGGACTGGAACAAGGGAAAGATAGTCCTTGGTTTGGTTCACCCGGCAAGCAGTGGTCATGGACTGAATCTTCAAGCTGGCGGTCATACCATTTGTTGGTTCGGCTTAACTTGGTCTTTGGAGCTGTACCAGCAACTTAATGCCAGGCTCTGGCGTCAAGGGCAGAAAGAAACGGTGGTTGTTCACCACATCATTACAAAGAGCACGATGGACGAACAAGTCATGAAACGATTGAAAGAAAAGGACATCTCTCAGCAATCCCTGATTGATGCCGTCAAATATGAATTGAGAGAGGAGGAAGCGGATGGATAAAATAGAGAGCCTTTTCTATGATTACAAGAACATGGAAAAGGAGATGAAGCTCTTACGTAGTCAGTTGGACCAGTTTGTCGGCATCTCAGAAAATGAGATGCTGGATACCATGGTCTATGGTCGGTCTGATGAACCAAGGGTACAGACCAGTAAGAATCCTTATCGCAGTGAGATCATTGCTTTATCCTACAAGGAAGAAACAGAGAAAGCCAATCGGGAGCTTTATCAATATTTGTCAAAGCGCTACTGTCGTTTAGTTCAGGAATTGCATTTTTTTGAAGTAGCTATCAGTCAGCTTCCAGATGATTTGGCGGAGTTTGTGACGGATTTAGTCATTGTGTCAGAAAGCTGGGACAATCTCATGGTCAAGTACCATATCAGCCGCAGTACCATTAGCAGGTGGAAGCAGAAAGCCATTAAGGAACTGCGATTGATTTATGCCATTAGAAACCAGCAGTTAGAAGATTTTTTACTTAGCTAGAGGAGAACCATATGTGCAAACGAGGCGATATTTATTACGTAGATTTTGGAAATCAGAAAAACAGTCATATTCAGCAAGGGATTCGACCGGCCATCGTCGTCAGCAATAATAAAGCTAACGATCATTCTCATTTGGTTACGGTTGTTCCTCTAACCAAGCAGGTTCAAAAGAAAAAGCACCTGCCTACTCATGTGTATCTACCTAAGAAAGTTTTCAAAGGGCTCAAATGGTCCAGCTTGGTTTTAGCAGAACAGGTCCTTACGGTGGATAAGTTTCAGCTGAAAAATAAGGTCATGACTATTCGAGAAGAAGCCTGGCTGGTGCGGATTGACCGGGCTTTACGGGTGCAGATAGGAGTTTAAAAAATTTTGAATAATCTTCGCTAATCACTTGATAAATAAAGAGTAGTACTGTAACATACATTTACAAAAAAGAAAAGGGGTAAAGCCATTAAAAAAATAAAGGAGGCAGAAACATGTGGCAAGAAGGAATATTTACAAGTCACAATCGAAAGGTGGTTTACCTAGCGAAGGTAAGCACTGAACCTTTCGAGGATGGAATAGACAACGGACGCATCTTTAAATTGGGAGTGGACGTAGACGGTGAGGAAGTCATTAGTTACGACAGGGGTTGGGAAATGTATCCGGAAGATAAAAGCCTAGAAGAAATTTTGGACCAGATTCTAGAACGTTTTCCAGCTTAAATATAGAGCGCAGAAATATTTGAAGTTTCTGCCTTAAAAATGTCTGAGATACAAGAAATGGTCATTTCAGGCATTTTTTTGTACATTTGAGAGGATAGCAACCCCTGATCAGTTGTTTTTAGTTATACTAGAAGTACCAACAGAAAGAGGTGCTACACTTGAAAATCTTAGAAGTTGAAACCCTATCTACTTTATTTGTTTCAGGAGTTTATATCTACCATATCAAGTTTCAATTCTTAACACTTTATAATCAACAAACCTACAGCATGCAGGTTATGCCAGTGACAAAGGAAGCCATCTCAGATATGGCAGCATACATAATGGAGAATTATTACAGGCGCATGGTTCGTTGTTCATTTGCGTAATAGGTCTACTTAACGTATAATATAATGTAGATGAGATATTCTCATGTCATCACTTTGATGAGACAAGTGACGGTTCTGACTTGTTGGTAAACAAAAATTAACCGAGTGTGAAATGAGAATTTTTAATTTGAGTGGTCGGCTCATGGTCAATCTGATATTAATCTTGGACATAAGGGCCAAGCGGGTGGCGGACACCAAAATTAAATCCGATATTTAATCTTGGACATAAGAGCCAAGCGGGTGGCAGATACCAGAATAAACCGACTAAAATAAATGGCTTACAGCTTGCTGTAGGCCGTTTTTGTTTAGAATGTGGAAAAAATTTTGCTAATCACTTGCATAACCCCCTTTCTTATTGTATAATGACTATAGAAAGAGGCGATTCACTGCCTATATCCCAAATGTGAGCGTTAAAGGAGGCGATTCACTGCCTACACCCCAAAGTGAAACTAAGCTAGGAGTTTCCTAGCTTTTTATATATAAATTACACGGAGAAACTCTAGTGAAGTTCTTAAACGATTCTATTGCTTTTTATGAAATTGACAATGATTACATTGAATATCTATATCAAGTTGATTCCAATGTATATTACCATCCTTCTTACAGAGCAACGATAAAGCCATACGTAGGTATACTGGTTGATATTGGAAATATCAAGTATTTCATTCCATTAACGTCTGCGAAGAAAAAGCATAAAAAGCAACCAATGCGAAGTCGTGATTATTTAATGATTTACGATTTAGTTGATAAGAACTCCAATGAGAAAAATGCAATTTATCGTGATCATCCAAACTCATTAGATGAAAAATATCACATCCTTGCTGTCTTAGATATTAGAAAAATGATTCCAGTTGCAGAGGGAGCGTATAAGAAAATAGAATTCAAAACTCTTGAATTGAACTACCAATTCCTATTTTACAAGGAGCATAAGTTTTGTAAGTCCGAACAAGACAAAATCATCTCGTATGCGTCTAAAATCTATAGTAAGACGATAGCAAAAGGGAGCGCTCTGAGTAAATTTCATTGTGATTATGTTGCGCTAGAGAAAGCTTTGCAAAATTATAAATAAGTTAGAAAGACGTTTTAAATCGCGTCTTTTTTATTTGTCAAATAAAAACTGCAAAAATCAAAAAGAAGGAACTACCCCGGTACTAGGGTGGAACTAGTGCGGTACTAAAGCGTAACTACCCCGGAACTAATACGGTACTAAGTCGGTACTGCTTTGCACGAAATATTGTGATATGATTAAGATGTGAAAAAATATAGAGAGGGGTGAAGGCCATGCCAAGACGACCCGCTCTGCCTTGCAAGCATCCAAACTGTCCAAGGCTAGTGCCTTACGGTTCCAAGTATTGTGAGGAACATAGCCACCTTCATTCACTGGAAGTAAAGTCCACAAAGGCAAAAGGGTACGATTCACGATGGAACAAAGCCAGACTTCGTTTCTTGAAGATTCATCCATTTTGCGTACGGTGCCTGAATCGGAATCGTTACAGGCGGGCGACGGTGGTGGACCATATCGTTCCACATCGAGGAAATCAAAAATTGTTCTGGGATGAGGGCAACTGGCAACCTCTTTGTAAATCCTGTCATGACCATAAAACCATGACCGAAGACCATACTCCAATTTATGGATATGATTTTTAGTGAAGGGGAGGGGGGATAAAATCTCTGTGAGCTGTCTCTCACAAGACCGTGGCCCCCTCAAACGTGCATTTTCGCAAAATGCAAAAGGGGTATATTTTTTGAAGAAATAAATAACTGAGAAACAAGCTGTAACAAGATGTTATGGCTGATTTTTCTTTCGTTTTATGGTTTAAAAGGTTAGAGATTTCAGTAAAGAAAGGAGGCAGAAATGGACGATTTTCAACGAAAACAGATTAGAAAACTACGTTCTGAAGGTTTGGGATACCAATCAATTGGAAAGATAGTCGGTTTGTCTAGGGATTCTGTTCGCAATTACTGCAAACGCAATCCGGAACTATTGGGCTATCGAAATGCCGTCACAAAGATGATGAAAGACCAAGCCAGCGGCCTTCCTTGTTGCCTTCACTGTAAAGAAACCTTTATCCCCAAAGGAACTGGGCGACCTAAGAAGTTTTGTTCAGATGCCTGTCGGAGATACTGGTGGCAGAACCATCCAGAATTACATCAGAAGCAAAATACAGCTTACTATGAATTGACTTGCAAACATTGCGGTAAGTCTTTTTTATCATACGGCAATGCGAACCGGAAGTTTTGTAGCCATGCCTGCTATATTCAATCTCGTTTTTACTAAGGAGGTAGTATGAAAGTCACACAAGATATGACATGGGTTTCTTTACCCGTTGACTCTTTAAAACCAGCAGCTTATAACCCACGAAAGAAACTCAAGAAGGGTGATAAGGAATACGAAAAAATCAAGAAATCCATTGTGGAGTTTGGTTATGTTGACCCGATTATTGTTAATTTCGATGGCACTGTAATTGGAGGCCATCAACGACTGACCGTCTTATCTGACTTAGGCTATAAAGAAGTTCAATGTGTTCAGGTTCGGATTTATGATGAGAATAAGGTGAAGGCTCTGAATGTTGCTTTAAATAAAATCACAGGCGCGTGGAATGAAGAACTTCTCGCAGACCTGATGGTGGACTTGCAAGATGCGGATTTCAATTTAGACCTAACCGGTTTTGAAGCCCCGGAAATCGATCAGCTATTTTCTAAGGTTCACAACAAGGAAGTGAAAGAAGATGACTTTGATGTAGATGGGGAGCTGACAAAACCGACTATCTCAAAACAAGGAGATATCTGGCATCTTGGGAAACACCGAGTGATTTGTGGTGATTCTACAAAGCTAGAAACTTATCAGCTTCTCCTGGGAGATAAGAAGGCCAACCTTGTCGTAACTGACCCTCCTTACAATGTTAATGTGGAAGAAACTGCGGGAAAAATCAAAAATGATGATATGTCCGATGCGGATTTTTATCAGTTCCTTTTTAACATGTTTGTCAATGTAGAACAGTCCATGGAGGATGATGCTTCCATCTATGTTTTCCATGCAGATACAGAAGGATTGAATTTCAGAAGGGCCTTTAAGGATGCTGGCTTTTATCTGAGCGGTTGTTGCGTTTGGAAAAAGAATGCTCTGGTATTAGGTAGAAGCCCTTACCAGTGGCAACATGAACCTGTGCTCTATGGCTGGAAACAAAAAGGAAAACACCAATGGTTTTCTGATAGAAAGCAGACGACCATTTGGGAATATGACCGTCCAAAATCCAGCAAAGAGCATCCAACTATGAAACCTGTTCAGCTCATGGCTTATCCGATTCAAAATTCTTCTATGCGAGGGACTCTTGTTCTAGACCCATTTTTAGGCAGTGGCTCTACCCTGATTGCGGCTGATCAGACAGGTCGAATTTGTTATGGCATTGAACTGGATGAGAAGTTTGTGGATGTTATTGTCAAACGCTACATGGAAGCAACAGAAAAGACGGATGTGAAACTAATCCGTGAAGGCAGGACCTTATCTTTTGAAGAAGCTGTGAATGAAATGGAGGAAGCACAATGACGATAACTTTTCTGGATTTCTTTGCAGGAATCGGTGGCTTTCGTTGTGGATTAGAGTTGACGGGAATGAAATGTATTGGCTATTGCGAGAAGGATAAGTTTGCAAGAAAATCATATGAAGCCATGTATGAAACGAAAGGAGAATGGTTCCATGACGATATCACAAGCATCAACCCAGCACAACTTCCAAAAGCAGATTTATGGTGTGCGGGAAGCCCTTGTCAAAATCTGTCTATCGCAGGAAAGCGAGCCGGATTATACGGTGAACGAAGTGGACTCTTTTTTAGATTTGTTGCTTTGCTCGAAAGCCAAGAAGAAAAGGATAAACCCGAGTGGATACTCCTTGAAAATGTTAAGGGACTTTTATCAAGCAGCCGGGGACGAGATTATCTCGACTATCTCTCTAGTCTGGGGCAAGCAGGGTATGACCTCGAATGGCAGATTTTTAATTCCAAAGATTACGGAGTCGCACAAAACAGAGAACGAGTCTATACTCTCGGACATCTTAGAAGCAGAGGTAGACGACAAGTATTACCTGTCCGCAGAGAAAGCAGCAGCCATCTTAAGCAGCTTATAGGTGGCATGCAAAGTTACAGAGTTTATGATACTTCTGGCATTTCAACGACTCTTGTTGGTGAGGGAGGCGGAGTAGGTGCTAAAACAGGACTTTATATGATTGACCAATCTTTGACAGCTCCCAAGGTAACAAATACAGCACGCTGTATCACTGCTCGCTATACATCAGGGGTGACAAAAAGAACAGCTATGAATACAGCAGTTTTAGAAGTTGCTGAGCAAGAGGGGATAAAGGTTCGCAATGGTACTAAGAAAGGTTATCAAGTTGCGAATGTTGGAGATTCAGTTGATTTATCTTATCCAGGATCCAGAACAAGAAGAGCACGAGTTGGAAAAGGATTGGCTCATAACCTTTCTTGCGGAGGGCAAATGGGAGCTGTTGTCTGGAAGGGAAAAACAGTTAAGATTCGAAGATTGACTCCTAAAGAATGCTTCAGGCTTCAAGGATTTCCTGATGAGTTATTTGAAAAAGCTTGTGCCGTAAATTCGGATGCTCAGTTGTATAAACAAGCAGGTAACGGTGTGACAGTATCAGTTGTATTTGCTATTGGGAAAGCCATTCTAAATGCGATAAAGGAAAATCATGACGAATAATCTTCCTGAATCAGAAACCAAGCATTATCTTGAAAAAATTGCTGTTCAATTGGAGTCGTTTCCATCGATATCACCAGTTTCCAAAATACAACTTCAGGAACTGCTTATGCATATTAAGAGGGCATTGAAGACCAATCAGTTTGGCTATCTAGAATTGAAATATATCAATCAAATGATTGAGCAATTGATTGTGGAGACCACTCTTGAAAGTCAAAAAATATTCGAATAATTATCTCTTGTGACTGGATAAATATGTATAATAGAGCTATTATACCACTGAACAAATTGAACCCCAAAGGAGAACAAAGATGAATGCGAAGATTGTAGAATTATTAAAAAAGCGGTATCCTGCTGGAACAAGGGTGCGACTCTTAAAAATGGAAGACCCGAATCCAGTGCCAATTGGTATGTTGGGAACGGTGGAAGATGTAGATGATATTGGTTCCTTGGTTGTTCAATGGGACAATGGCCGACAACTCCATGTGTTACATGGTATTGATGAAGTAGAGAAAATCGATTCATAAGAAATTAAGCCTTCGGGCTTTTTCTTGTGGGCTGAAGGGGGTGAGGGCATGGCACAAAAGGGCAGAAAGCCCAAACCAACCAGTTTGAAAATCTTGGAAGGTAATCCTGGCAAGCGCCCCCTTCCAAAGAATGAAATTCAGCCTAAGAAGAAAGCCCCTAGATGCCCTTCCTGGCTTGAAGAAGATGCTAAAAAAGAATGGAAGCGTATAGGTAAAATCCTGGAAGGGTTGGGACTTTTAACTGATATGGATATGATGGCTTTTGCGGGTTACTGCCAAGCTTATGCACGCTGGAAGGAAGCAGAAGAGTTTCTTTCAAAACACGGCTCTATCATCAAAACTCCCAATGGCTATCTCCAACAAGTGCCACAAGTTTCCATTTCTCAGACCAATCTCAAAATCATGCTCAAGTTCTGTGAGCAGTTTGGCTTAACGCCATCTGCCAGAACACGGCTGGCTTCAATGGATACAGAAGTGGGTTCAGGAGATGAAATGGAAGATTTACTTGGAGGGCGCTTATGACGTATCACTATATCCCTTCTCCCTTCATGCTTCCAACTTCTCATTATGATGAGAAAAAGGCAGACCGGGCAGTAACCTTCATTCAGAATCTCTGCCACACCAAAGGGCGCTGGGCGGGACAGAAATTCTTATTATTACCCTGGCAGGAACAAATTGTACGTGACCTTTTTGGTATCGTAAAGGAAGATGGGAATCGACAGTTCCTGACGGCCTATGTAGAGATTCCCAAAAAGAATGGGAAGTCTGAACTGGCTGCTGCAATTGCTCTTTATCTCTTATACGCAGATGGGGAAGCCAGTGCCGAAGTGTATGGAGCAGCTTGTGACCGAAATCAGGCTTCTATTGTTTTTGATGTGGCCAAGCAAATGGTTTTGATGAGCAGGGCTTTAGAAAAACGCTCCAAAGTCATGGGTGCCACTAAACGTATCATCAATTATTCCAATGCAGGCTTCTATCAAGTATTATCGGCTGAAACTGGAACCAAGCATGGACTCAATGTATCAGGTTTGGTCTTTGATGAAATCCATGCCCAGCCCAATCGTCATTTGTATGATGTCTTAACCAAAGGGAGTGGTGATGCCAGAGAGCAGCCCCTCTTTTTTATTATCACGACAGCAGGAAATGACAAAAACTCCATCTGCTATGAACTGCATACCAAGGCCTTAGATATACTAAAGGGGCGAAAAAAAGATAGTACCTTTTATCCAGTTGTTTATGGCCTTTCAGAAGAAGATGATTGGAACGATGAAGAGAATTGGCTAAAGGCTAATCCCTCCCTTGGTCATACAATTGGGATTGACCGGGTTCGAGAAGCTTATCTGAATGCCTTAGATAACCCGGCAGAAGAAAATGTATTCAAGCAATTGCGACTCAATATCTGGACCAATTCAGCTGTGACTTGGATTCCGGAACATATCTACGATAAAGGAAGACAGCCGATTGATGTTGAGAGTCTCAAAGGAAGAGATTGTTATGCTGGTCTGGATTTATCTTCCACTTCAGATATTACAGCCTTTGTCCTAATCTTCCCACCAAGAAATGAAGCAGAGAACTATCAAGTTCTTCCATATTTTTGGTTGCCTGAAGAAACCTTGGTTCTTAGATCTAGACGAGACCATGTGTTGTACGATGTCTGGAAAAAGAAAGGATTTCTTCTTACCACGGAAGGGAATGTTGTTCATTATGGATTTATTGAACGGTACATTGAAAAACTGTCCACTATCTATCATATCAAAGAAATTGCCTATGACCGCTGGAATGCGACACAGATGGTTCAGAACTTAGAAGGCATGGGCTTAACAATGGTTCCATTTGGTCAGGGCTATAAGGACATGAGTCCACCTTCCAAAGAGTACTATAAACTTATGATGGAAGGTAAAATCCAGCATGGAGGTCATCCGGTTCTAAAATGGATGGCCCAAAACGTAGTCATGAGACAGGACCCAGCCGGAAATATTAAGCCTGATAAAGAAAAATCTGTCGAAAAGATTGACGGGATTATTGCGACCATTATGGCTTTAGACAGGTGCATTCGACATCAAAAGAATGACGGTAGTATTTATGATGAGCGAGGAATCTTATACTTTTAAATTTATTAGATTTTCCACAATTGAAAGAGTGATTGTAAAGCATCTCAAGCGAGGTGCTTTTTTTCATGCCTAGAAAAGGAGATGACTATGGGAATATTGGAACGATTAGGACTAAAACGACAGAGGGGAGAGCCCAAAAATAAGTATGAAGGGAATGACTTTTCGCTACTCTTTGGTCGAACCACGAGTGGGAAAACGGTCAATGAACGGACGGCATTACAAACGACAGCGGTCTATGCCTGCGTAAGGATTCTGTCAGAGACCATTGCATCTTTACCTCTTCATGTTTATCGATACACCGAAGGAGGAAAAGCAAAGGATACGGAACATGTCCTTTACACGCTTTTGCATGATGAGCCGAATCCTGACATGACATCTTTTGTCTTTCGGGAAACCTTGATGAGCCATCTCTTGATCTGGGGAAATGCCTATTCTCAGATTCTTCGTGACCGTTCAGGTCAGGTGATTGGACTGTATCCTTTGCTGCCGGATCAGATGAGTGTTCACCGTAGTGAAAAGGGCAAGCTCTATTATGTTTACAATCGCTATGAGGAAGACAATCCTAATTTTCAGGAAAAAGGGAGCATCGTCTTATCACAAGAAGAAGTGCTTCACATTCCGGGATTAGGGTTTGATGGTCTGATTGGTTATTCTCCGATTGCTCTGGCAAAGAATGCAGTGGGGATGACACTTGCTTGTGAAGAATATGGCGCTAGTTTCTTTGGCAATGGGGCTAACCCTGGGGGAGTTCTCGAACACCCGGGTATCTTAAAAGACCCAGGAAAGGTCCGAGATTCCTGGAATGCAGTCTATCAGGGGACACGAAATGCTCATAAGGTCGCAGTCCTGGAAGAAGGGATGAGCTATAAGCAAATTGGCATTCCGCCTGAAGAAGCGCAGTTCTTAGAAACACGCAAATTTCAAATTAATGAGATTGCGCGTCTCTTTCGGATTCCACCTCACATGGTAGGAGATTTAGAGAAGTCCAGTTTTTCTAATATTGAGCAACAATCTCTTGAGTTTGTTAAGTATACCTTGGACCCCTGGGTGGTTCGGTTTGAACAGGCTTTTAAGAAAAGTTTGCTGCTGCCGGAAGAGAAGAAGACCCATTTCATTAAATTTAATGTGGATGGCCTGCTTCGTGGGGATTATCAAAGTCGAATGAACGGCTATGCGATTGGCCGACAAAACGGCTGGCTATCAACCAATGACATCAGGAAGCTGGAAGAACTTAACCCTATACCGCCAGAAGAAGGTGGTGACCTTTATCTCATTAATGGAAATATGACCAAGTTAAAAGATGCAGGAGGATTTATGAAAACAAATCAAGAAGGAGAGAGTCATGAATAAATTTTGGAATTTCAGCGAGGATGAAATGGGGCGTGTGCTACATCTAAATGGCACAATCGCCAGTGAATCCTGGGTGGATGATGATGTGACTCCGCAAATCTTTAAGAATGAACTCATGAGTGGCAGTGGTCCATTGACCTTATGGATTAATTCACCGGGTGGAGATGTCTTTGCGGCAGCTCAAATCTACAACATGTTAATGGACTATAAAGACAATGTGACCGTCAACATTGATGGCATTGCAGCTTCGGCAGCCAGTGTCATTGCTATGGCGGGAACCACCGTCAATATGAGTCCAGTAGCTATGATGATGATTCACAATCCGATGACAGTCGCAATTGGCGATTCTAAAGAAATGGAGAGAGCCATTGCTATGTTATCGGAAGTCAAAGAGTCCATTCTCAATGCCTATGAAATTAAGACTAGTTTATCTCGGGTACAGCTATCCCACTTGATGGATGCTGAGTCTTGGTTTAATGCTAAGAAGGCTCTTGAACTTGGGTTTGCGGATTCTATTTTGTATGAACCTGCTCCACATGAAGAGGGAACGGTTCAAAGTGTGATGTTTAGTCGAGCAGCGGTGACCAACCAGCTGCTTTTAAAATTGGCTGATAAAAAACCTCAGCCCAAAACACCAGTTTCTCAGTTAGAGAAACGGTTGTCACTCTTGAAATAAGAAAGGAAGAACCATGAGTAAAATTTTACAATTGCGAGAAAAACGAGCGCAGGTATGGGAGAAAGCAAAAAGCTTTCTGGATACCTGTCGGGATGATAAGGGGCTGGTTTCTGTAGAAGATACGGCCCGTTATGAAGAAATGGAAGATGAGGTTGTTCGCCTTGGTAAAGAGATTGAACGCTTGGAGCGGCAGGAAGCACTGGACAAGGAATTAGCTAGTCCGGTTAGTCAAGCCATTGTCGCCAATCCAACTGTAGGCGGAGGAAATCCAAAAGGCGGACGTTCCTCTAAAGCCTATAACACAGCTTTTTGGAACAATATCCGCAAGAAAAACTTCTATGATATCGAAAATACCCTCAGTATTGGAGACGACTCACGTGGCGGTTACTTGGTTCCAGATGAATATGAGAAACGTCTGATCCAGGCTCTTCAAGAAGAAAACTTCATGCGGAGTCTTGCAACGGTCATTCAGACTTCAAGCGGGGAGCGGAAGATTCCAGTTGTGTCAGGGAACGGTGAAGCCACTTGGATGGATGAGAACTCTAAGTTCAAGGAATCAGAAGATACCTTTAGTCAAGTAACGCTTGGTTCCCATAAGGTTGGAACAGCTATTAAGATTTCTGATGAGCTGCTCTATGATTCCGTCTTTGATTTGGAAAGCTATATGGCTAATGAATTTGCTCGTCGTATTGGTGTGAAGGAAGAAGAAGCTTTTCTGATTGGTGATGGAACAGGTAAGCCAACTGGAATTTTTCAAACGGTCACTGAAGGGGCGACTAGTGGTGGTGCGACGATTACCTTTGACGATGTCATGGATTTGTATCACTCACTTAAATCACCTTATCGGAAAAATGCAGTATGGATTTTGAACGACTCCACCGTAAAAGCTTTACGGAAACTCAAGGACAATAACGGCAACTATATCTGGCAGCCATCTGTTCAAGCTGGTGTACCAGATATGATTCTGAATCGTCCTTATTTCACGTCTAGCTTTGTACCAACGATTGATACAGGTAAAAAAGTTTTGGCTTTCGGTGACTTTTCTTACTACTGGATTGCGGACCGTCAAGGACGTTCCTTTAAGCGTCTGAATGAGCTCTATGCAGAAAGTGGTCAAGTTGGCTTCCTTGCTAGTCAGCGTGTGGATGGTAAGTTAATTCTGAATGAAGCGGTTAAAGTTTTGACCATGAAATGAGGCTTCTCATGAAGATTAGTTTGGAGGAAGCAAAGAACTATCTAAGGGTTGAACACTCAGAGGATGACCACTTGATTCAAGTTATGATTTCTGCCAGTGAAGAGTTGTGTTCCAGTATCCTACGCAAGAATCTGGAGGAAGTGACGGAGGAGAAAGAAGTTGACTTCCTTCAGACGATTGTTTTGTTTGGGACAGCTTATCTTTACGAGCACCGAGAAGAAGGAGGGCAGGAGAGTTTGGTAGAACTCCTCAAGGCTCTTCTTTCTGCTCACAGAAGGGATGTGTTCTGATGAAGATAGCTCCATTAAGCAAACGGGTTTTCTTTGAAAAACGAGTCATTGTGCAAGATGCTCTTGGCAATGAAAACAGTCAGTGGCAACCATTGTTTTCTAGGTGGTGTTCCTGCAAGGTACTTCTTGAAACGGAAGGCACTGCAACAGTAATGGTCAAGAATATTCATCAGTTACGCTTTACGCTACGCTACGACCCTGCTATTCAAGAGTTGGATAGTAAAACCACTCGTCTTCGTTTTGAGGAGAAGGTTTATAATATCAAGGCCATTGATTCGTTGACTTATCCTCAGAAGATAATCCTGGTAGATGCGACAGAGGAGGTACAATATGGTAACAATTGACCCGTCTAATCTAGATCGAGCTATTCAAAAGGAGTTAGAGGATTATGTGGAAAGGTCTACTGAAACTGTGAAAGCAGTGGTGGAAGACAGCACAAAGGAAGCCGTCAATGAGTTAAAGCAACATTCTCCGAAAAAGCGGGGAAAATATGCACGAGGCTGGACCTCTACTGCGACTAAAGAAACGAATCTAGCTTTGACAAAAACGATTTATAATCGAACACCAGGACTGACACATCTCCTTGAAAATGGTCATGCTAAACGAGGCGGTGGTAGGGTGGAAGGAATTCGTCATATTGCTCCTGTTGAAGAAAAGATGATTCGCCAATTTGAAGAGCGCTTGAAGGAGAAATTATGAAGAAAGATGAGTGGTTTCCATTTTTAAGCAGTCTAGGTTTGCCCTGTGCCTATCATCATTTTGAGGAGGGGCATAGTCCAGCTCCTCCCTTTTTGGTGTATTGGTTTCCTGTTTCTCAAAATTATGGTGCAGATAATCTGGCTTATCACAAAGGAAGTCAAGTCAGACTGGAGCTTTATACTGAGAAAAAAAGCCTTGAATTAGAAGAGAAAATAGAAGCCAAACTCGACAGTCATTCTCTCTTTTTTGACAAGGAAGAAACCTATTTGGATACAGAAAAGCTGTATCAGGTTATTTATCATTTAAGTCAATAGAAAGGAAAAATCCGATGGAGAAAAATAAAGTCACCTTTGGTTTGCAGGATGTCCATTGGGCAGAAGTAACCAAAGAAGGAGATGATGGGGCGCTGACCTACGGGACAGTGGAGCGACTTAGGGGTGCCGCAGAGCTGACCTTGGAGCCACAAGGGGATTCTGGTTCCTATAAAGCAGACAACATCAATTTTTATACGACAGAATCTAATGATGGCTATGAAGGAACTCTGAAACTGGCTCTTTTGACACAGGAATTTTTGACCCGAGTGTTAGGAGAAACGATTGATGCCCAGAGTAAAGTCATCTCAGAAATTGCAAGCAGTGAGAAGAAAAACTTTGCTTTAATGTTTCGCTTTGAAGGGGATAAGAAAGAAACGCTCCATGTGCTCTATTATTGTTATGCAAGCCGGCCAACAGTAGCTTCTAAAACAAAGAGCGGTTCAGACATCAATGAAGTGGAATTGAAATTCAAAGCTAGTCCTCGGCCGCTGGATAAAATCGTCCGTCGCAGGACCACAGAGGATACCCCAGAAGATGTCAAAAAGACTTGGTTCGCAAAAGTCTATGAACCAACTGTGAAACCAGGAGGTTAATCATGAGGAAAACGATACAGTTATCAGGTAAGAACATTGAGCTAGCTACTAATGCTTACACACCGATTGCCTATAAAAAAGAATTTGGGAAAGATTATTTTCAGGATCTGTTTCAAATGTTGCAGGCAGAGTCGATTCTAAAAAAAGCTGAACAGCTAGAAGAAGGCAAAACTTTATCTGCATCTGATGTGGATATGAGCATGTTGGCGGATTTTGATATGACGTTTTTCCACAGGCTCTTTTGGGTTTTTGCCAAATCAGCTAACCCATCTATTGAACCTTTTGAAGAGTTCTTTATGTGCTTAGAAGAATTTCCGCTTCAAACAGTAGGACCGGTTCTGATGGAATTGTTAAATCAAGGAATGACCACCAGAAAAAAGTCGATGCGTCGGAAGAAGCGAGTAGCGAAACCTTCACGGTAGAATCCTATCTTCACTGTTGTAAAGAGACAGGACTATCCATATCAGATTTAAAAGAGATAACGATTGGCATGGCGCTGGACTATCAGACGGACTATGTGGAAGTGCGTACCAAAGAAGCAGATAGAACTCGTAAGGCTACCCAGACAGACTTTGATAATTTTTGATGTGGCGGTAAGGAGGTGACGGTATGGCTGGAACGATTAAAGGAATCACAATTGAAATTGGAGGCGATACCCAACCCTTACAAAAAGCTCTAAAAGGAGTGAACCACGAAGCCTTAGAAGCAAGCCGAGAGTTGAAACAAATTGATAAGGCACTAAAATTTGACACAGGCAATGTCACTCTCTTAACTCAGAAACAAGAGGTTTTAGCCAAGCAAGTTCAAACAACCAAAGAGAAGCTAGAGACACTACGTCAAGCCCAATCTCAGGTAGAAGCTCAGTTTCAAAGCGGGAAAATCGGAGCTGATCAATATCGGGCTTTTCAAAGAGAGGTCGAAATCACTCAGAACACTCTCAAAAGCTATGAGAATAAGTTAGAGGGTGTCAACCGAGCTTTGGAACAAAATGGCTCTAGTGTCACCAGTAACAAAAGTAAACTAACTGCTTTAGGAGCTGAACAAAATCAGCTAGCTTCAGAGAGTGAGAAAGTCGCTTCCTCCTTTAAGCTGCAAGAAAGTCAGCTAGGTCGTAATGCCAGTGAATCTGAAAAACTGGCTCTTGCTCAGAAAAAGGTTGCGGCTCAGTCAGAGATTGTCGAGAAACAGATTGCCAATTTAGAACGGCAGTTAGAGTTGACCAAGGTTGAATACGGTGAGAACTCAGTTGAAGCCAATAAGCTAGAGAAGTCTCTCAATGAAACCAAGACGGCTTATCATCATTTGCAAAATGAGATGGGCAGCATGAGTGGAGCAAGTGATAATGCCAACCACAGCTTAGTAGAAACTAACAATCTTCTAAGGTCTGAGATTCTAGCCAACTTCAGTGAAAAACTGAACGAAATCAGTCAGAAGCTGATTGACTTCGGAAAAGCAACACTGGAAGCTTTTCGGGAAGTGGACGAAGGGATGGATATCATCGTCACCAAAACCGGTGCCAGTGGAAAAGCGCTGGATGAGATGACAGATATTGCAAAAGGTCTTGCGACTGAAATTCCAACGGACTTTCAAACAGTGGGCAGTGCTGTTGGTGAGCTTAATACCCAGTTTGGGTTGACTGGTGATGCCTTAAAGGACGCTTCTGCGACTTTGATTAAGTACGCAGAAATCAATGGTTCGGACGTGACGGAATCAGCCATTTCCGCAAAACAAGCCATTGAAGCATATGGACTTGAGACGAGTGATTTAAATCGGGTCTTAGATACCATCACTTATACGGCCCAGGCGACTGGTGTCAGCGTTCAGGATTTGATGACCAAAGCCATTCAAGGTGCTCCACAAATTAAGGCTTTAGGACTTTCGTTTGATGAGGGTGTGGCTCTTATGGGGCAGTTTGAAAAAAGTGGGGTCGATTCTTCGGCTGCTCTTTCTTCCCTCTCCAAAGCAGCAGTCAACTATGCGGCTAAGGGCAAGACACTGAGTGAAGGCTTAAGAGAAACGGTCGAACAAATCCGAAACAGCACTAGTGAAACGGAAGCCTTAACGCTTGCATCCAGTATCTTTGGTACTAAAGCTGCTCCACGGATGGTGGATGCCATTAAGAGGGGGGCTCTATCTTTTGATGATTTAGCAGGAACTGCAGAAAAAGCAAAGGGTGTGGTTGCTTCCACCTATGAAGCAACGCTTGACCCTATCGATCAGTTCACGCTTGCACAAAATGCAGCTAAAGAGGCCATGGCCGAAGTTGGAGGAGCAATTGCAGAAACCCTAGCTCCGTTTCTTCAACAACTTGTTCCGCTTTTAAAAAGTGTTGCGGAATGGTTCGTGAATCTTCCGGAACCTGTGCGGGAGTTCATTCTGGTTGTGGGTGGACTGGTGACTGTTGCGGGTATTCTCTTACCCATTATTGTGGCCTTACAAGCTGCAGCTTTAGCTCTTGGGACGACGATTGGAGGGATGTTAGCTGCGGCTGCTCCGATTGTAGGGATTGTACTTGCGGTGATAGCGGCTGTTGCTTTATTGGTCATTGGTATTAAGGAACTGTGGGAACATAATGAAGTTTTCAGAGCAGCTGTTACGGATGCTTGGAATGCTATCTATTCAGCTATTTCTTTCATCGTTCAACAAGTCGTGGACTTTGTGATGGAAATTTGGGGAACCTTGGTTTCTTGGTGGCAGGAAAATCACCAGTTGATTCAAGATGCTGCAACAACAGTCTGGAATGCCATTTCGACGGTAATCACCACTATTATGGATTTAATTGGGCCTTATCTAACAGCCGTTTGGGAGAATATCAAGCTAGTTGTCACAACAGCCTGGGATATTATCAAGACGATAATAGAAACAGTCCTAAATGTTATTCTTAGCATTATCACATTGGTCATGCAGGTAATTACTGGGGATTGGTCTGGTGCCTGGGAAACCATTAAACAAATTGTATCTACCGTATGGGAAGGGATTCAGTCCATCATTAGCACCATTCTTAATGCCATCTGGCAATTTATAGTGAATAGCTGGAATGGCATCAAAGATAGTGTTTCAAATATTCTATCAGCCCTTTCTTCTTTATTTTCATCCATTTGGAATGCCATTCAATCCACGGTGACAGGAATTGTTCAGGGGATTGCAAGCACACTATCCAATATCTGGAATGGTATCTTGCAGACCATATCAAATGTCCTAAACAACATCTTCTCAACTGTTCGAAATATTTGGGATGGAATCAAAAATGCCATTTCTGGAGCAATTGATGGGGCTAAAAATGCCGTCTCCTCTGCCATCAATGCCATAAAGAATCTCTTTAATTTCCATATCTCTTGGCCGCATATTCCGTTACCACACTTTAGTGTCAGTGGATCCGCTAATCCGCTTGATTGGTTAAAGGGGGATATTCCACGGATTGGGATTGAATGGTATGCCAAAGGTGGGATTTTAACCAAGCCAACCATATTTGGCGTAAATGGTATGAACCTATTAGCGGGAGGAGAGTCAGGAAGAGAAGCGGTTCTTCCTTTGAACAGAGAAACATTGAGTCAGATTGGTCGAGGAATTGCTTCTACCTTGGATGCTCTGCCTCAGATTACCATTACAATTTCAGATGTTGTGATTAGAGAAGAAGCGGATTTAGAACGCTTATCAGAACATGTGGCAGGGAGATTGGCAGATGAACTTGCTAGGCAAAAACAACTGAAAGGATTGGGAACATGATTCGATACAATGAATTAGTCATTGATGGGGTGCATACTTCCTCTTTCCCCTTTAAGGTGATTGTAGAAAATAGTCCACCGATTGTCATGAAAAGCAGTAAAACACAGCTCCTTGAGCATAGAGGGATCAGTGGTGCTGTCATGGAAACCAACAAGCATCGCAATGTGATGGAGTTGACATTTAAGATTTATGTGGTCAAGCCAGGTGAAGAAGAACTCTTTCAGTTTTTGACTCTCTTTTCTAAGGAACAGTTTTGGATGGAGAGTGAGCAGTTGAAGACAGTTCGACTTTGGTGCTATAAGGTACTTGTTTCAAAAATGATAAAGGACAAGCATGGAGTTTATGAAATGGAAGCTACATTCCAATGCCATCCCACAAAGTTCTTTAAAGATACAGATAGTCAGTCATTCACTCAAAATGGTACTTTGCGAACGAAGGGTTCGGCTTTGGCTTTTCCAAAATTGACAATAGTGGGAAACAACTCAACTGAAACCAGTTTTACTATAGGTAATCAGGTTATTCATTTGGAGAAGATAGAGGCTGGTGAAACACTGGTGATGGATAACAACCCTGAAAAACCAAGTTTTAGAACCTTATCGGGAAAGCGAATCAAGTGGTCTGGTGACTTTTTGACGATTGACCCTTCAAAAGATAAAACAGTGGGAATCGTATTGGGGACTGGGATTCAGTCCATTCGTTTTGAGATTGTCTGGGGGTGGGCTTAATGCTTTATTTATTGGATAAGGAAGTACAGACCGTTAAATGGAACGGTATACCTCTGTATGAAGCCCTATCTGCTAGGGTAAAGGAAACCTTGAATGGAGATTTCACCTTAACCCTCAAATATCCCATCACGGACAGCCATCTTTATCGGCTATTGAAAGTAGATAGACTCATTAAGGCTCCTGTCCCTGAATTAGGAGAACAGCTTTTTCGTATTAAGAAACCAGTTGAAATGGATGACCATGTGGAGGTTCTGTGTTATCACATTACGGATGATGTCATGCAGCATTCCATTAAGCCAATCGGAAATTCTCAGGTCGGATGTATGACGGCCTTATCCAGTATGGTTCAGGCGGCCAAAACTAGTCTTAGTCCTTTCTCTTTTACCAGTGATATCGAAAAGCACAGGGATTTCAATACCAAAGAGACAACAACACTATACAGTGTGCTGCTAGATGGAGCGCATTCCATTGTTGGAACCTGGGAAGGTGAGGTCACTCGAGATAATTTCTTATTCTCTATTCAAGAGCACCGTGGAGAGAATCGTGGTGTCATTATTACGACTCATCAGAACCTGAAATCATACAAACGGAATATAAGTTCGCAAACTGTAGTGACCCGTATCCATGTTCATTCAACCTTTAAACCAGAAGGAGCTAAAGAAGAGAAGACGTTAACCGTGACTGTTGACAGTCCTTTGCTTGATGCTTATTCCTACATCAATGAAAAAGAGTTCACGAATAACAATCTGAAAACCATTGAGGAGTTGCGAAAATGGGGTGAGAGTAAATTCTATCACGATAAGATTGACCGAGAGCAGGATGCCATTGTGATAGAAGCCTATGAGCTAGATGGTCAAATGGTTCATTTGGGAGACTGGGTCACTCTAAAAAGCCGAAAGCATTATGTGGATTTGTTAAAGCAAGCCGTGGCTTATGAATACGATGCACTGACTAAAGAATATATCTCATTGACCTTTGACGATAAAGTCAGAGAAGGTGGTCATAATACCTCTTCAAAATTGACGGCTGCAGCTCATTCCATCTTAACCCTTGCTCAAGGCAGCCATGATTTGATGATTGAACGATCTTTAGAAAATGCCAATCGAGCCTTTGAAGCTGCTTTTGAGAAGCAAGAGAGTAAGGTATTAGATGGCATTGAAAAGGCAAAAGCAAAGGCAGAGGAAATTGCAGCTCAGACTCGTGATCAGATTCAGAGTTCGTTTACTGCTTTTACGAAAACGACAGAATCGTCTCTTCATACGATTACTCAAAAGACGGAAGAAGCCTTAGAGAAGGCAGGAGCCACTCAGAAAGCTCTGAACAATGTCCAAGAAGTAACGAATCGAACAACAGCAGAATTGAAAGTTTTTCAAACAGAAACTCTTCATAGAATGGGCACTTTTGTCAGTAAGACAGAAGTCAAGCAAACTCTATCCGGTCTTGAAACAACTCTCCAACAGGTTCAGGGTTATGTTTCAAAAGATGGCGAACGGCAGGAACGACTGGAGCAGTATGTACGGACGGAAACAGCCAATCAGGCCAGAACTGTCCGAGAGCAAGTGGCCATGGACTATGTCGCAAAAGTCTCCTATTCAGAAGATGTGAAAGGTTTGAATCGTCGCTTTGAGAATCTGCAGATTGGTGGGCGCAACTACATCCGTCATTATGATTTTGATGGTCTGTTGCCACTCTCGTCTAATGTATCAGAATGGAAGTTTGAACGGGTACCAGATACGAATGCCAAAAGTGGATACTATCTCAAAGCTACTTGTACCAAAGCAGGGAATGGTGGCTTTCATAAGCCCATTTTTGATTTAAGGGGGGCTGAATGGCAAGGGAAGAAAATGGTCTATTCGGCCGACATGAAAGCGAGTCGGTCGGTAGTTGTTCGGTTTGGTTTTGAGACAGGTGGTGTTTCAACCGTGACACTTCAAACTGAATGGCATCGGTTTGTTCATCCTTTTACCGTGAAGTTTGAGAGATATTGGTCCTGGGTATGTTATTCGAATGGCTGGCTTGTTGGTGATGTTCTTTATATTCGGGATCCACAATTGGAAGATGGGACAATTGCGACGACACCGAGTCCAGCTCCAGAGGATGACCGGCAGTACACAGAAACCAAGATTGCCTCCTATTCTCAAACAGTGGAGGGACGCTTTTCAGAAATTTTGCAGACAGTCAATGGCAAGACCAACAGCAGTGATTTTCAAAAGGTTCAGGAAACAGTTAATCTGTACTCACGGCTCATTGGCTCAAAGGAAGACAGTGTCAAACATAACTTGGCCCAGATTGTCCTGACAGATTCTTCCTATGTGACCAAGGTGACGGATTTGACCCAGAGAGTTTCTACTGTTCAAACTCAGCTCGCAAACAGTTGGTCGGTTCAGCATTTGACTTCAAGTGGGGCAGTACTAAACAGTTTGAATCTATTAGCGAATGGAGTAAATCATATCCATGGTAGACTCACTCATATCACAGGACAAACTTTAATTGACCATGCTGTGATTAAGTCTGCCATGGTGGATAAGTTAAAGACAGCCAACTTTGAATCGGGATCAGTCACAACCGCAATCTTAAGTGCAGAAGCAGTAACGGCTGAGAAACTGAAAGTAGATGATGCCTTGTTTAACAAGCTATCTGCGACCGAAGCTTATCTGAGGAAGCTTTTCTCAAAGCAGGCCTTCATCAGTCAGGTGCAGTCGGTAACTTTATCTGCGAACAAGATATCAGGTGGTATCCTAACAGCCATTAACCGAGCTATGGAAATTAGTCTCAATGCAGGTCAGATTTTGTATTATACAGACCAAGCTGCCTTGAAACGAGTTCTGACTGGTTATCCAACCCAGTTTATTAAGTTTGCGACAGGGAATGTCGATGGCAAAGGAAGAGCGGGTGTAACTGTTATTGGCTCCAATCGTTATGGCACTGAAAGCTCCAATGATAGTGGCTTTGTCGGTATTCGAGCTTGGAATGGGTACAATATCGATTCACTTGATCTGGTTGGGGATGAATTATCTTTTGCCAGTTCTGCCTATGATAATAAAGATGGTTGGGTCATGACCACAACAGGAAAACTCCAACTGCGCCCGAGCAGGAAACAGGACAGAAGGGATTCAACCATTAATACAGGCGATGTTTGGCTCTATTTAGATACAAGCGGTAATTATGTCTCACTTCACGAGGTATTACAACGGATGTCTAATAGCATTGGGGCGCTCTATGAATACAGGGCTAGCCATAGTGAGGGGCATCCAGCCTGGTGGGATACCAGAAGCTTAGTGGGTCGTTTATAAGAAAGGAAACAAATGAACCAAGAAGAAATTAATCAGGCTCTTCGTTTAACGATTGAAGAACTGACCAGAAAGCTGGCTGATGAGGTAACATCAAAAAACCTCTTAGCTATTCAATTGACCCAGAAAGAGGAAGCTTACCAAGTTCTCCTTCAGAAGAAAGAGGAATTGGAAGCTGATCTCAAAGAAGCAACTACACCATTAAAAATAGATGGAGGAAAGAAAGATGGAAGAAAAGGAATTGCTACCTGATCTAAGTAGAATTATAGAACCTTTTGATTTAGTGGCGGCACTCACTTATATGCGCGAGAATGGTGAGTTCATTCGCTGCAAAAATGAGGGGGAAGATTTTTATATGTTCCGAGAAGTACAAAAGCGTCCCGTGATTAAAGAAGGTCGACGTCAGTTGATGGAAGTCGAAACAGTGGGAGCTCTTACTCAGTGGGGTGCGACAGTCCCTACCATTAATTTGTCTGAGTTATTTCATAAAAACTTTTATATTATGCAATTTGATGAAAAGGGAAATCCCGACTGGAGTGAACCGCATAGAAAGGAAAATGCATCATGAAGCAGTTAGTTTTTGCGAATAAAGTCCTATTTACTACGGTAGGAGGACTTTTAGGAAGTGTCTTTGGCGATTGGGATGGTTTTATTTTTGCCTTGATTGTCTTTATATCTATTGATTATATCAGTGGATTGATGGCAGCAGTTGTTGAAAAGAAGCTATCCAGTGCAGTTGGTTTTCGAGGACTGTTTAAAAAAGTTGTCATTTTGATGCTAGTGGCTATGGGGCAGATTATTGATACTCATATCTTGAAACAGGGAGGCATCATCCGCACAGCGGTTATCTTTTATTACCTGTCTAATGAAGGCCTCAGCATCATTGAAAATGCGGCTCGGATTGGTCTGCCGGTTCCTGATAAACTCAAGCAGACCTTGAAACAATTAAAATCGGAGGAAAAATAAGATGGCATTATTTGGAGTAGATATCAGTGAACACAATGGTTTTATTGACTTTGATCAGTTGAAGAGCAATGTTGACTTTGTCATTATCCGTTCGTCTTGGGGTAGCTTTGCGGAAGACCTGCGTGCACGGCGAAATGCATCTGAATGTGAGCGGGTTGGCATTCCGTACGGATTTTACCATTATAGCTATGCTCGAAATTTGGGAGAAGCACAAGCTGAGGTCAATGCCTTTTTGAATTTTGTCCGGCAATTTCATCCTTCTATGCCTCTCTACATTGACATGGAAGATGCGGACGGTTGGAAAGCCAACAATGGAGGTGTCTCTTGGGAGACTTCTACAGCAATTTGTCAACTGTTTTGTGACAATGTAGAAGCCGCTGGTTACTGGGCTGGTGTGTATGCGAGCCTGTACTGGTTCCAGAATATGGGCGACTTATCCCGCTATACGAATTGGGTAGCTCAGTGGCAGGTAGCTGCTTGTTCTGTTCCAACAGATATTTGGCAGTTTACCAGTGACGGAGTTGTTGGCGGTATCAGTGGTCGAGTGGATTCCAACTATATGTATAGGGATTTGCGTTCTGTTTATACCGGACAGGTACCAGAACCTCGGTCAGAAGTTCCGCAACAAGCAACAGCCCCAGTGTCGACTGGGACTTACACGGTTCAAGAGGGGGATACCCTATCAGCTATTGCGTCTCTTTATGGAACAAGTTATCAGGAATTAGCGGCAATCAATGGGATTGACAATCCTGACTTGATTTATCCGGGGCAAGTTTTGCAGGTTACGGGAAGTGCTCAAGTATCCAGTACTACCACCTATACCGTTGAAAACGGAGATACGCTTTCCGCTATTGCAGCTATGTACGGCACGAACTACCAGTACTTAGCGGCTATCAATGGAATTGAGAATCCGGATTTGATTTATCCCGGTCAAGTGTTACGAATTGAATAATCCATCAAGGTCTGTGTGGTTGTCCATGCAGGCCTTTTACATAGACAGCATTTCAAGTAGAAAAGTGCTTGAATGAGTGGGCTGAATACTTGATAAATTTGGCCTTTAGAGTGATATATAATAAGGAAGAAAGGAGAGTGGGATGAAGCCAGAAAAGAAACGAGTTTGTGCTTATGCGCGTGTTTCAACCATGACAGAAAAGCAACAAGATTCCCTCACCAATCAGCAATCCTACTATAATCATTTCTATCAAAATAAAAAAGATGTCGAGTTCATCGGAGTGTATTATGATCAGGGGATTTCAGGCAAACTGGCCAAGCGTCCAGGCTTTCAGCAGATGCTGGAAGATTGCAGGGCCGGAAAGATTGATGTCATTCATACTAAGTCCATTTCTCGCTTTGCCAGAAACACTGAGTTATTGCTTGCAGTAAGCCGGGAACTGAAAACTATTCAAGTGGATATCTTCTTTGAAGAACAAAATCTCCATACCTTATCAAACGAAGGAGAGGTCATGCTTACGGTTCTGGCTAGCTATGCAGAAGAAGAACTGCGCAACATGAGTGAGAACCAACGGTGGGCTTTTCAGAAGAAGTTCCAGCGAGGAGAGCTAGTGATTAACACTAAGCGCTTCTTAGGCTATGACAAGGATGAGAATGGCGAGTTAATCATCAATCCTGAAGAAGCTAAAATAGTCAAACGGATTTATAACCTTTATTTATCTGGTATGGGAGTTCATGTTATCGCAAAGCTATTCAATGAAGAGGAAGTTCCTACGGTAGACGGTGGGCGATGGTATTCAAGCACCATTACCAATATTCTAAAAAACGAAAAGTATAAGGGAGATGCAATCCTACAAAAATACTATTTTGCGGAAATCAAGGCCAAGCAACGGCTCAACAAAGGTCAGGTGCAGCAGTACCTGATTACAGATAACCATGAAGCTATTGTATCCAGAGAAGATTGGGAAGCCGTTCAAAAGCGTCTGAAACAGAATAGAAAGGCAAACCTAAGCATCGATTACAATCGGCGATATCCTTTGAGTGGCTTATTGAAATGCGAGCATTGTGGCTCTACTTTAAAACGGCAGAAGTACTACAAAGGAAAGGTTGTATGGGTCTGTAGCAAGTACATCCGAGAAGGGAAGGTCGCCTGCATCGGCATGCGCGTGCCAGACAGTGCAGTACAGGATTGGAGTATCCATGAACCCACAGTGGTAAAGGAGGAGAACATCGGTGGCAAAAAATATTACAGTTATTCCAGCAAAGAAAACGATACAAGTCGAGCAGAAGCAACACATTCAGAAAATCCGAATGGCGGCCTACTGCCGAGTATCCACCGACCAAGACGAACAGCTATCAAGCTATGAGAACCAGGTTCGGTATTACAAAGAGTTTATTAGGCAGAATCCTCTCTACGAGTTGGTTGATATTTATGCGGATGAGGGGATTTCAGGAACTAATACCAAGAAACGCACAGAGTTTAATCGGTTGATAGCTGACTGCCGAAAAGGCAAAGTAGATAGAATCATTGTGAAATCCATTAGTCGTTTTTCTAGAAACACGCTAGACTGCTTGAAATATGTCCGGGAATTAAAGGAACTTGGAATTGGGGTTATCTTTGAAAAGGAGAATATTGACAGTCTAGATGCCAAAGGAGAGGTGCTCTTGACTATTCTTTCTTCCTTGGCCCAAGATGAATCCCGTTCTATTTCAGAGAATGCGACCTGGGGGATTCGAAAGAAGTTCGAACGGGGCGAAATAAGAGTTAACACAACCAAGTTTGTAGGCTACGATAAGGGTGAGAATGGAAATCTAGTCATCAATGAGGAGCAAGCCAAGATTGTCAGACGAATCTTTCGGGATTTTTTACAAGGAGAAACACCAGAAAGTATAGCGAGAAGTCTAAAAGAAGAAGGGGTTCCAGGATGGAATGGGAAAGCTAACTGGTATCCCACTACGGTTCAAAGGATGCTTCAGAATGAGAAGTACATGGGAGATGCCCTCTTACAGAAAACCTATACGGTTGATTTTCTGACCAAAAAGCGCAGTGAGAATCAGGGACAAGTCAATCAATATTATATCGAAGGCAACCATGAAGCTATTATTGATAAAGAAGAATGGGAGTTGGTTCAGCTTGAGATAGAACGGAGAAACCAGTTTCGGCATGACAATTACATCAATTTTTACATTATCCAGTGCGAACAAAACCCATTCACCTGCAAAGTATTCTGTAAAGAATGCGGAGGTCTATTTGGCAGAAAGAACTGGACCACGAGCAGAGGGAAACGTCCTGTCTGGCAGTGCAATAACCGGTACAAGGTAAAAGGAATCCAGGGGTGCACTAATCGCCATATTGATGAAGAAACCCTGCAGCAAGCTTTCCTCAGAGCCGTAGAGGTTCTTCGAGAAAAAAAAGAAAAGCTACGAGATAAGTGGGATAACTTTAGAGAAGAACAAAAGCTGGAGAGGTACCATGCGGCTAAATTAAAGGAGACACTTAATAGTAATCAGGAAGAATTCAATGGAAGAAAAATGTGCCAGGTTCTCGAGAAGATTAGTCTTGGAGAAGACGGTAACATCACCGTTAAGTTTTTAGAAGGAACAGAAGTAAATTTATAAGGCTGTAGTTACAGAATGAGATACTGTCACTACAGCTTTTTTTCTATTTTAATGTTATAATTAAAGATAAGTTTTAAATTTTTAAAGTCAATTTTACATATATAAATTAATTTGACATGGAATATGTTATAATGATAAGGCACAAATTGATTTTTGGAAAGGAGGGCACATGTTTAAAATAGATAATAAGATTAAACAAGAAGCTTTGAATTTTTCAACTTTGCAAAACTGTTTAAAAATGACAGAAGGGAAATTTGAGCCAATTTTTGATTCATTTATAGAAGAATATAAAGGTAAAGAGTCATCTCCTATTTTAGATTATCTAGATTTGTATAGCGCTTATTTCAAAATCAATCAAGATCAATTAAATCATGAGTATGCGTTTGCTTTTTCTCAGTTTTCAAAATTGAAAGAAGCAGATGAGATAATAAAACGGGGGACCAGCGATTATCCAGATATGCTGGAATCAACAGAAAAATCACCTAGATTTTTATATATTAGAGGCAGAAAAAGTCTTCTATACGAATTACGAAAGGTTTCGCTTGTTGGTTCAAGAAATGCGACTGAAAAGGCTAAATACAACACAACTAGGCTAGCTCAAAAACTTGGTAAAAACGGAATTACTATAGTATCAGGCTTAGCAAAGGGAATTGATGTTTCTGCTCATAAAGCAGCGCTTGATTTAAGTTTAGATACTATTGCTGTAATAGGAACTCATTTAAATCAGTACTATCCAGCAGAAAACAAAGAAGTGCAGTTAGAGATAGAGAAGAAAGGCTTAGTAGTTTCTCAATTCTCTCCAGCATCTAAAACTCAACGGTGGTTCTTCCCAATGAGAAATCGGGTTATGAGTGCTCTGTCTCTTGCGACTATTGTTATGGAAGCAGGGGAAACATCTGGCTCTCTTATTCAAGCTGATTATGCTCTTAAACAGGGGAGATTGGTTCTTCTACCTGAGAGTGCATTAGAAAATAAACATATAACTTGGCCAGAGAAGTTTGTTAAAAAAGGAGCCAAAGTGATGCATAATCCTAGCGATGCACTAAAGATTTTGGCAGAGAGTAGTTTCTTTAAAGGGGAGTTTGATATTGATGAAGAATTTGAGCTTATCCCTTTGGACTTTTCGTTAGATATTATCTCTGAGGAGGGGGGAAATAGACTTGCTTAGAAATGTTAGTGAGATAAAAGGTATCGTTTTCCATATTTCTGAGCTTCCTCTTTTATCTACCGATGATTGGAGAGACATTCAGAAAATATATGAGTCCGAGTTTAATTGTCTGTTTTTAACCGACTTAGAAGGGCTGCCTGGTTTTATTGATGAAAGTGATATTATAAAAGTTGAAACAGTAAAAATGGTTCTTTGGCCCTCATTATCTCTTTTTGATCTTTTTAAGGAACGCCTCAATGCACGGACCTCTGAAATTATTTTAGTCTCTAAAGAGCCTCGATTCACTAAACGTTCAATGAAGTTATTATGCGGGGTCGTCTTGATAACAGAGAATATTTTGAAATATGAGCAATTAGACAATACCCCAGACGTTATACTCTACAGCTTTGATGAACTTTATGAAAAAGTAATTGCGAAAAATCTTGTGGGAAAAAATTATTTTGGTGAAAATCAAATCCCATTGTCGACCAGTCAATTCATTAGTAGATATATTCATTCATTATATCCTATTTCGGATTCTAAGAGAGTTCGACTGTTCTCGTTGGGGAGATATTATGGTTCTAAACATTATATGCATGAATTACACCCATATTCTAAGGCGATTATTTCTAATAAAAGCTCTAGCAGCAAGTTATTTGGTAAATTTAATACAAAACTTTCGGACCTTATTATCCAAACAATAGGGTCTTTTCCTGGTAGTTTTAAGCTTGATGCACTCTGTTATGTTCCTCCTCGTCCTAAAGAGGAAAGTAGATTTAGTGATATATTTGACCATATTTTTTCGAGAACTGATAAATGGTTACAACAACTAGAAGATATTTCACCATTTTTAATTGCGACAAGGGATTTTGAAAAACAAAAATATCTAAGCACTGGAGAACGGTTGACGAATGTAGAAAACGTCTTTACAGTAACAAAGGATTTAACCGGGAAAAACATTCTGGTCATTGATGATGTTGTCACTACTGGTGCAACACTAAAAGCCTGCGCGGAAGCTCTTTTTCAAGCTGGAGCAGAAAACGTGTCTTTTTTTGTCTTTGCGATTAATCAACGTGAGCAATCTGGCTTATTCTCTGAATATAGAGCAGCCTGTCCTGATTGTTCGGGAGACTTATATCTAAATATTAATTCAACTACCTACTTACCTTTTTATAGTTGTTCAGATTGTCAACGCACCTTTGATTTCGACCCTGTCATGGAAGATTTAAATCGAAGAATTAAATAATTTATGATTTAAGTCGGAAGTTTCTGTCTAGTATAGTTCAGAGTGTCAATTTATACCTTTAGAGATTCATTAAGAATTTTGTTTGTTAAATGATAGATAGTAGGTTCAATTTATGGAGAATAAAAATATTGGGGAAAAAATAAGTAAATTGAAAAATTTCTTAAAAGATTGTGATTGGGAATTCAAAAAATATATTGCTTCAGACGTCTATAATTCTTTATTAGAAAATGAAGATACAATAATTGATGCTCTGAATACAGTTAGGGAGTTTTATGCGACTGAGTCACTTATTTTGACTTGTGGTAAAGATGTAGACGTAGTAGACTTGAAAGAGAGTATTTCTCAAGTTTCTGAATTACATGATTTATTACTCAAGTTAGAGTTTATCTACGTTTATAAATTGACTAATATTTTAGAAATACCAAATTGTTCAGACAATTCTGATAGATTATTGGAATTTATCATTCTTTGTAGAGGAATAGAAGAAATCTTATTTTTCTTTTGGGATGTGTTTGATAGATATTGGGATAATTTCTTCGAATATATGTACGAGTTTGATTGGTATTACTGGCGAACGAGACGAGATTTGAGAGAAAATTTGGTTCATGGTGTGCTTGATGAAAGAGGCATTGAATTTTTGATTTTTTTGACGCGGAACCTTTCTAAAGTATTTTCAGGTCGTATCAATGCACTACAAAACAGTATGTTATCGCTTGATGGTTCTCTTCATTTTGTAAATATTAGAAATACAAGAATATTCCACAAAAGATTTCCTCAGAGAATAAAAAAGTATTTATCTAACCCAGATGATAAGATTTATAAGAAAGCGTTTGAAAGTTCTAATATCTCATGTTATGCTACGATTGAGTTTGACGGTGAAAAGTATATCGCTGTTAATGGTATTGCTTTAGATGGCAATAAAAATAGGATATTAAATGAATTTAAAAAGGTACTTGAATCCTTTGATAAAAAAAGTGTTAAGATTGTAGATATTGCGGATGGTGTTAGATATTATTTGAATGACCTAAAACGATATATTGAATATAAAGATTTTGTTTCACAAAATGTAGATAAGAAGAATAGGCGTATGTTTACTTGTTGTGAAAGAAAGTTATTTGCAAAACTTCGAGAAGAAAATAATGGAGTCGAAATAAAAGATATTTCCACCAGACAGAAAATTCATTTATCAACTACAAAGTCTCCTTGTGCAATGTGTCAAAGAGAAATCAAAGTTAATAGTTATAAAATAAATACATCTACTCTAGATACTACCCCACAAAATATGAATTTAACAGCGTATGATACTATCGCTGAAGGGATTTTTGATAGAATATGATGCTATCAACCGCAAAATAGAACAGATTTCAAATCTTGAACGGCAAATCAGTGATCTTCAATATAAAATGAGTAGCATAAGAAATCGAGAGTACATCAATAATATGTACCGGTGGATAGATGAAAAAAAGCCAAGATTCAAGAATTTTTTTGTAAATAATGTGGAGGTCTGTTTGGCTGAAAGAACTTGACCACAAGCAGAGGGAAACGGCTAGTCTAGCAGTGTGACAACCACTATAAGGTGAAAAGTGTTCAAGGCTGTACTAATCGACATATTGATAAGGAAACGCTTCAGCAAGGTTTCTTCAGAGCTGTAGAGATTCTTCGTGAAAACAAGGGAAAGCTAGAAAAGTGTGCAAACTTTATGAATGGATTTTAAATGGAGGTATCATTTTGAATTTTGAGTTTGGAACAGTCGATAAGTTTATGAATGATTTTATTCAGAACAAATATAAACAGAAAAGCAATATATTTCTAAAGCTTAACGAAACTGATTACTATGAAGAAAATAAATCTGGAACGTTATGTCATTATCCTGGTTGTTGTGAGAAAGCTATAGAATCTCATACTTATCCAAAATCTTTTTTGAGAAGAATCGCCGATGGAAACAAGGTCTTTGCAACTGATATAAAGCATATTGTAGGTAATATCTATGATAAAGGTGTCTTAGATTTGGTAATAGATACTAATATTAAATATTCTGGTGTTCAACCTTTATTCTGTAAAAAACATGATTTTGACCTATTTAAAGCAATCGAAGTAAAAGATTTTAACACAGACCTTAAGACTTATCTTTGTTTGTTTCTCTATCGTTCTTATATATATGATTATCAATTGGAATCCGAAGTTCACAATCCAATCGTTAATAGAAAAATAAATATCGAAAGGGATTACTCTAAAAAAATATCAAAAGAAGACGAAAGTCGATATTTATTTGAACAGAAACTCTCGACCAAGATTATAAGCGAAAATGCAAATTTTCATAATTCTGATGTTTTAAAAAATAGATTTGATAATATATTTCTTGAAAAGAAATCACCAAATTATACTGATTTTTGTCAATATTTTGAATTGAAGTATTATGACTTAGGATTCCTTCCTAACTTTTTTGCAAGTGGAACTATGTTTTTCTCAGCCAATCCTACTAGGAGTGAGAGTCCCCTTCAGTCTATCTATGCAATAATTCCTGAAAAGAGTTTAAAGACAGCATATTTCTGTATTTTAATTCCAAACGAATCAAAGGATTCAATGAAAATTGTAATTGAGAATATAGAAGCAGAATATAGCAAGAGCGATAAGAGTGACTTTATAAAAATCATTGAATTTTTTTTGTTAGATGCATCTCAAAATATTATAATGACTGAATCTCTTTACAAAAAATTACAAAATAACAATGAGTATCAAAAGCTACTGAAAGTGTCTATGTCTTTAGCATTTGCGAGACTAAACATTTTTCCTATATCAAGTCAATCATTTAGAAGCTACTCTTACACATTACTGCAAACTTTCAAATTAATAAATAAAAACTAGATTTGATACCAAAAGTCTCAAATGAAGATTTTGATAAATTTATGACTTGGAAGGTTAGAAATGTTGACAAAGTTAATTTATACCTATTTAAATAATCCAAGGGATGAATTACAAAGTCCTATAGATAATGGCACGGTAATTATTGATATTGATAATCCCAATTGACTGGAAGCTAATTACTATACTGGTTGAAAAACCAGAGGGTCAATGAGATTTGAGACAAATAATCGTTCTGAGTAGTTGATTTTGTAAACTTGTAAATTGTGTATGTACATATCTTTTATAGAAAACTAAGGAGCAATTAGTCATGAGTTTTTCCAAGACTGCTATTATGGACCTGATTAGTCTAAAAAGAGAAGGCGAGTATTGGGATTTCAAAGAAAAATACCATCAAAATAAGGCTAAATTTATCCATGATATTCTATGCCTTTCTAACATACCTTCTAGGAATGATTCCTATTTAATTTTTGGAGTATCAGATCATGGGGAAATAAAGGGAGTCAGCAATGATGAAGGCAGAAAAACTCAAGCCATGATTGTAGATATGCTTAGGAATACTAGTTTTGCTGGTGGAAATGTACCGTTTATAACAATTGAAACCATAACTCTTAATTCAAAAGAAATTGATGTGTTAATCATAAAGAATTCCGATAATACCCCTTTCTATTTAGAAAAGAAGTATAAAGATGGGAAAACATGTATTCCAGCTGGGACAATATATACACGAAGGCAGGATACTAATACCCCAATTGATAGCGTTGCGAGTCAACAAGAAGTTGAATATCTATGGAGAAAGCGATTTGGAATTGATTTATCACCGTTTGATAGATTACTCCATTACATAGAAGATAAGGATGGATGGGAGAGTAATTCTGTTGGAAGATATTATAAGCAATTTCCAGAATTTGTTTTTGTAGAGGATAAGGATTCTGAAGATAGAAGTAAAGATGTGTACTACGCTCATAATATGATGAACAGTAGGCACTATTTCATGTCTTATCAATTCAAATACCATCAGACAATTATTTATGAGGATGAGTTGATTGTGATGGACTCAGGTAGATATACAACTTCAAGTCCTAGGTGGGAGATTCTTTCAATTGATAAAGAACAAAAAATTGATGTTTCTTACAATTATTTTATAGATGGAAGTCCAGAATGGCTAATTCACAAATTTCTTCTTGACGAAAAAAACCAAGAAGCTTGTTCGGCTCAAAGAAGGTTTCTTGAGTTGATACTTGTTTTTGAATCAGTGCAAGAAAAAGAAGAATTTGATAAACTCATAGTCAAAAACCTAATATACGAAAATTTGGATATTTTTCGTAAACCTAAATTGAGTGGAGATACTGCGAATCGAACAAAAATAATTAATACCCACGATATTCAAGTGGCCAAGTTTTTGAATGCGAAATTAAGGGATTTTAGATCACATAAAAACTTTTAAAAGTATATCTATGAAGTATGGCGGCCAGTAACTAAACCAGCATAATAGTAAGAACGATTTCCTCAAAATTTTCATTGCTATTTTGTATGTCGAAGATGTACTAAGTAAACTGATAAGTTACGTTTAATGGTTTAATTCAAATATTCGGACGGTCTTTATTTCGTTTCATAGTATAGGAAGATAACGTCAGCACATGTTGAGGCGGTAGTATTGATGTCAAAGGTGGACTCGCTAAGTAAATAAAGTGTAGAAACGGAAGGTATGAAAAAGCGCATTAAAGAGTTATCAGATTTCCTTCAAAATGAGAATTTGAAGCTAACAGTGTATGATGAGGGAATGGTTAGAAAATATATTGAGGAGATAATGGTATACGAGAATAAATTTACGATTTGCTTTAAAGCAAAGGTGGAGATTGATATTGAACGATAAATTATTATGGGTTGGGCAGAACTTCGGTTCTGCCTTTTTTGTGCTTTATGGACTTAATAAAATATTGTATAATAAGGTTAAGCAGAAAGCAGTTTGATAAATTTAGATTGACCTAAGGTCAAGAAGGTATGTGGAACATTTAGTTATATAAATTCCTGTTTGTCGAGATAATGCATTGTATTGGCTATATAAAAAGATGTACAGGAACCGGCAGATAATAGAATAAAGAACGGAAAGAATATAAAAATAATATGAGGTGATTATATGGCTGAAATTAGATTTAAAAATCTACCTAATTTGTTAAGTAGTATGGAGAAGAAAGGATGGATTATTGATAGCTTTTTATTCAAATACAAAAAAGAGGATTATGTTGTAATATTAAAGTTATATAGTGATGCAGAAAGAAAGCCATCTAAACATGCTAAGGTAAAATTAGAATTCATTAGAGCTAATAATATTAATGAATCTATACATGCGTATGCGGATTTTTATGAGGTCCACTTCAATTCTATAGATGAATTTTCGGTTTTTTTTAATGTAGAGAGAGGCAATGCAAATAGAAATTTATTTAAAGATTTTTCTGAGATTTTTTCGGGATATATACCAGATGAAAAGCATGAGGAAAAGCATGGCATAATTCAACAGATCCAAGGCTCAAGATGTGAGGGAAACAATCCTAATGCAATATACTGTTATGATGTAAGAAGGAACGGAGAGACTGATGGAAGAAAAAATACCAGATCAAAGGCGAATAGTAATAAGGCATATACTCTAAGAAGAAGTTTGTATGAAAAATATAAAGAGGATAAAAATCTTAGCTTCTTCTTTTCTGATAAATTAGAAGATGAAAGAACTGATGAGGAAATAATAAAGCAAGTTGCTGCTAGACACTGAGTTGTTATATATGGATTAAACAATTTAACGATAACCCTACTTATCGTTAAAAGGTTTATAGATATGTTCCCACATACAGACAGGTTCACTTGACATACTTTGTGTTCACTCGTTTCATGTTGAGTGTGTAGCTCTGCTGGTGAAAAACTAGGAATATTTTAGCGAAAGTAATTCAAAAGTCCTTGTTTTTAAATTTTTGACAGTTCAAAGTATTAGTAATCGAAAGAGGTTAATGCAGGCATGACTGAAATTATTGTACGCAATCTAAAGAAAAATTTTCGTGGTAAAGTTGTATTGGACATTCCTAGCTTTGAATTGCATTCTGGAGAGATTGTTTCTATAGTGGGCACCAATGGTGCAGGTAAATCAACTTTCATAAAAATTATCTCTGGCTTAATGTTACAAGATGCAGGCGATGTATTTGTTTTTGGCAGTAAGAATACTTCGAAAGATATTCATAACAATGTCAAGCTCGTACTAGAAAGCGGTAGAGGCTACTATGAATACCTGACGGCAAATCAAAATATTGATTACTTTTTACATTTGAATAAAAGTTCGCGTAGTCAGATTAAGGAAGAATTGGAGGATTTATTTAATAAACTAGCTTTCCATCCCTATGTTGATGTATTGGTGTCCGAATTGTCACAAGGAACGAGACAAAAATTGTCTTTGATTATTGCATTACTTTGTAAGCCAAAAGTATTGTGTTTAGATGAGCCAACCAATGGTCTGGATGTCATTGCCAAAAAGCAGTTTGCGAAATTGTTACTAACTCTCAGTCAAGAAAAAGGAACCATTGTCCTCATGACGACTCATGATATCTATTTTGCAAAAGAAATATCAACAAGAATTTGTATCATGAGTAGAGGGAAAATAATGCAGCAAGGTAGTTTCTCAGAAATCTTTGGGAAAAATACTAGGTGGATTAAATATAGAATTGGTATTTCAGATTCTGAGAAAGATGCTTTTGAGAGGCTGTTTCCTGATTTATCTTATCAAGTAGAAAACGAAAGGTTGATTGTTGAAGTAAAAGATAGTCAGGTGAAAAATAATATCTTTAATAATTTTGAGATGATATTTTTTGAAGAAGTTGAGGAAAGCATCGAAGAAATATTGTATGAGGTTATCAATGATGATTAAAGAAATAAGAAGGGAGTTAAAGAGACAGCTGCAAGAGATGATGCAGTTTAAATTTAATTTATTTTTTTCAAATTTTGGAATTTTGATAATGGTTTCAGCTTATCTTCAATATTTTAAAAATACACAAAGTAAATTTTTATTGTTATGTTTATTATTTACTTGGTATTTTACGAGTCATAGTATAACGCACCCAACTTTTTTTATTGAGGATGACCTTTATGACAGAACTTTGATAAGTGTAATCCAGAGTAGTAAGAGTGTTTTTCATGTCTTAATGTTTAAAATTATTGTTCAGATATTGGTGGATCTAGTTAAAGCTATACCTATATTTATCGTTTTATCCACGTTAAATGATATTGATTTTCCGGATAGTATCTTAAAGTTAGTTGTAAATCTGGCTGCATGTATGCTAACTATTATTAGCATATATGGTTTGGGCTTTTGCCTATCAAGCCTCTGCTTCATTTTTAATCGTACTTCTAGAATTACATCCTTAATTTCCTATTTCATGCTGTATTTTACTGGCATACTAACACCGCTAGGTGGTTTATTTGGCTTTATAGGAAAGCTTTTCCCTTACTATGCCTTGAGAAATTTTATTATTTCTCCGTCCTACCAGAGTATTTTTTTTATTATAGTTTATTGTGCAGTATATTGGTCAGCTGGAACTTTCCTATTTTTCACTTTATTGAACATTGCTAAAAAAAGAGGGAGCCTTTTCCATGTTTAGTGAATTAAGAAGATATTTTAATTATAGAGTTCGATACACGTTTGATAGTATTTGCGAAGTGATTTATTCCATGATTTTTATTACAGGAATCATTATCATTTTCAATAGTGATAAACCGATAAATCTACTCTATTTTTTTATTTATTATTCTATAACTAATGTGATATTGCTTGCTAATGAGGAGTTGGAATTTGAAATTCGCACTAATCAATATACAAACATTAAAACAACTAGACGGACACCAATGATGATTTATATTGCTAGATCAACAACTTATTTTATTTGGTCAACACTCATTTTTTTGATCTCAATCATTCTATCGCATATTTTTTTTAATGGAAAATTTTTTATGCCCTCATTCCATTTAGTGGATTTGATTTTGATGTCAATACTTAATTATGTTGTGTTTTTTGTCTTATATACCATGGCAATTAAGTTAACAGAACGCTTTAAACGAGTATCCGTCTTATTGAATTTATTTAATACTATAATGCTATTTTATTCTGGACTAGTATTTCCTGCTCCCTTTGTTAGCTATGCAGATGTATTGGATATGTTTTTGAATAAAAAATAAAAGTAAATTGATATGTTTAGAACTAGTTATTTAAGTCTTTCTCTGAAAGATTATAAGGTAGGTTTACGTTTAATGGTTTCATTCCAATCTTCAGGCTCCTATTATATTCCCGTCTAGAAAAAACGACCATCTAAGTTGGTAAATAACTTCAGGAGGTTTATACGCTATGCTTAGATCTTATGTAACTAAAAAGTATCTATTCTCCTATTTTGTGGCGATTATGATTACTTGGCTGGAGGCTGTCATTACACCAGCTTTGATTCAGTATATTGTCTCTAGTTTTACCAATCACCAGTTGCATTTGCTGTGGCAGGTCTTGATTTGGGGGATTGTGGGGAATTTGATTCTCTTGCTGGGTTTGGCGGGGAAACGCTATTACTATGCACGAGTGGTGACGGACTTCAAGTCGGGCATTAAGCAGGCTATCTTTCAGACTTTCTTATATAGCCGTCGGCTAGCGGATGAAGAGGTTTTGTCCGACCTGGAAAATGATGTAAAACAGCTAGAAGATAACTATATTGAGCCGACTGTCATTATCTTTTCTTCTTTGGGATTTACAACCGTCTCCATCTGTTATGCTCTCTGGACAAATTTTTATCTCGGCTTGCTCTTTATCATTTTTTATTCGATACCTGTTCTTTGCAGTGGAATTGGCTCTAAACGCTTGGATACGATTACTAAGCAGAAATCCCTAGCTAACCAAGGCTACGTCTTTCAAGTGACCAATATGATTGCGGGTGCTCGTCCGATACGGTATTATCTGGGACAAAGCTTATTTTACAAACTGTTTTCCAAAGATTTACACAAGGCTTTAAAGCAAGAAATCGCCTATGAAAAGCAACGGACTTTAAACAGTCTCTTTATCAATGGGATTGATGCCTTTTGCTCGGTCGCGCCGATTGTCATTGGTGGTTTCATGACTTATTATAACTTCCTATCTGCAGCCAGCTTTGTTGGGATTTACCTAGTATCGCATAATATTGGCTACCAATTTCAGGAGCTATCTTACTTTATCAATACTAGAAAATCAGCCAAGTCTCTCTGTGATAAATATCAAAAATTGCTGGGAGAGGACTTGACGACGCCTTCTGTTCTTGAAAGTTCTGTCTTTCCTATCCAGCTAGAGCAAGTCAGAGTAGAGTGTGATGGCCAAGAAATCTTAGCCCCTTGCGATCTTACCATTGAGGAAGGAGAAAAGATTGCCATTATCGGAGAAAGTGGGTCTGGGAAAACAACCTTATTGAACCTAATCTATGGAGAAATCAAGCCTAGTCAAGGTCGGATTCGCTACCATGGACAAGAGCTAAGCTCGGATGAACTTTATCAGGCAGGAGCCTACATTCTCCAGTCCAGTCATGTCTTTGATGGATTGACACTAGAGGAAAATATCGCTTTGGGACAAGAATTGGATTCCGTTAGGATGGAGGAAATCCTGCAGCAAACCGGTCTGAAAGCTCTCCAAGGCAAAACATCCAGTAATCAAACCCTGTCAGGTGGTGAGAAGCAGCGCTTGGAAATTGCCCGTGCTCTCTATCACAATCGCCAATTTATCCTAGCTGATGAAGTCAAAGCCAATCTGGACCTTAAAAACCAAGAGAAAATCAATCAACTTCTCTTCTCTCTCCCACAAGCAATCGTAGAAGTGATTCATCACTATAGCGAAGAGGACTTGAAGCGCTATGATAAGGTGATAAAACTGGATAGATAGGTGGAGGCATAGATTTCAAAAAGGAGTGGCAGAGGCCGCTCTTTTTGTGGATTGGAAAATAAGATGATTAGCTTTTTTTCTGTTTAGTGAACAATTTATGGGATAATATACTTTAAAAATTTGTTGACAGATTATAATCTTAGCAGTATACTAAAACTGTCCAATTAGGACGTTTTCAAGGGTAACTAATAGCCACCTATATATTCTTGGTCTTAAAACCAGAAAGGAGGTGAGAGCTATGAACTTGACTGTCTTGATTGACTGGAAGTTCGTTGTTGCCCTTGGTGCAACTGCAGTTGGCATAATTTTCGCTATGAAAATTGATGAGTCTGCAGTTGAGAGAGTTTCGATTCATGCGATTGAAGCTAGTAAGGAGTACGCAGTTTCTATTAACAGTAATTGTTGACTCCTATACTTAAAAAGGGCACATAATCTTATGATTATATGCCTTTTTAGTTTGATATAAATATTTAATGGTGAGAAATAAAATGAAAAGAATTAATTGTAGAGATATTTATAAAGAAGAAACTGAAAGATTCATAAAATCACTTAAACGTTTCAGAGAAGCGTGGATGAGCTCACATTCAAACTGGAATGAAGAACTTTTTCAATATGCGGATGATGATTACTATTTTTATCGTTTTTGTGTTGACAGACAAGAAAATACCACCGAGCAGTTATTGATTAATATAATTTGTCGGGTAATGATAGAATATGAGGTAGCTATTGAGGATTCTGGAAATTCTCCTTTTAACTTCATACTCTACTATAATAATAAAAAAATTGGGTTTAGATTTAACGATTTTTACGACTATGGAGATGTTAACAAAATTGTTGAGGAACTTAATCTTGATGGGGCTGTAATACTTAGAACTTGGAAAGTTTCTGATAGATCGGTTGACTGGATATCACATGAGAACAAACAGTACGAGGAGGATGGACTAAAATTAAGAGCAGTATCCATTCATGACTTTTATAAAAACCAATTTGGAGAAGAAGAATACAGAGCATTCATTGCTTCAATAGATGATTATTTAAAGGCTACGAGAGAGATTACAGGTTATCAGTCTATAAGTTTTCTTTCTACTATGAATCTTGCTTCCCTAAAGCTATTTGAGGAAAAGATTCTTGCTGAGTGGGATTATAAAAACTACAGATACCAGATTATTGACGTGAACAATGAATTAGTTCGAAACTATTTATATATTTCACATGATAACACTATTAATGATAATTTTGAAGATATGGAAAAAGCTTATGTAGCAGGTGAACTGTATAGGACAATGGTTGGTGCTAATGAATATGCCGAGAGTTTTATTACATCAGAATGGCTTTATTATTCCCTAAAAGAAAAAAAGAACTTTGATTATACGTCGGTTATCAGTGGATATTTGAAATCCATTGAACAGTTATTGTATCAGATTGTAATGCTGAACATCGATAACAATTGTAAGATAGCCATTAAAAATAATTTACTAAAAAAAGTATATAATAAGAATATCACAGCTTATGAGTCAACTGGTAAAGGTTTTAAGAAGCTTTTAGTAAAAAGAAATGGTAAAGGTTATGAATTTACGCAATATCCTTATATAGACTTTACTAGTCTTCAGAAAGAATATATGGATAGTTCAATTGGGGCATTTGAACACTTCTTACGAAATAATAAGAATATTTTTTCAAACCCACAAAAAGCAAAATTGATTGCTGATATGATTAGTTGCTTTAGAATTGAATGTCGTAACGGTTTCTTCCACACGCATAATCTTAATGATTGGAATTTGGTTGATAAAACGCGACAGAATGCTATTTATCTATATTTCACTCTTTTAGGATCTTGCATAATTCCTGAAGAGAAAAAATATGAGTTAGCAATCCTGGAATATGATGAATTTGACAATCTTTGCAGGAAAATTCGTGGATTCAAACATTACAGTGAGAATTTTATTTTTGAATATGATGATGGCAAAAAACAGAAAGTAATATATGACTTCCTCAATAACACCGCTGAATTTAATGATGATGGTATAGAACACTATGAAAGACTGTTATTTTATAAAGTGGAATCTTTTGAGGGTGCACTTGAGAAGCTTGATGAAGGGATTAGAGAAAATCAGAAACTTTATCTTACAAGAGATAACTTGCCAAGAAAAATCTATGTAGTTCATAAAAAAATGCGAAATTTTGAATTGGAAGAACTGTTATTCTGAAGGCAGCTTGAGCCTCATAAAGATTTTTAAACAGACTTCGAAATTAACACTTACGTTTAATAGTTTAATTCAAATCTTCAGAGGGATATCATTTTGTTTCATAGTATTGGGAATAACAGTCAAGACATGTTGAGTGTGTAGCTCTGCTTGTACGAGCTGAGGCATCAGCGAAGTAGAAGTAGATGCTCCGCCCATGGGATAGGACTAGTAGAATGAGGAGGGAAACCGACGAAATGATACGGTAAGTCTAAACTGCTGAGTGCGTGGCTCTGCTCTTTCGATCTGAGACAGTCGAAAAGTAGAAGGGGATGGTATTGGTATCAATCAATGAGTAACAAAGTAACAGCATGATTCGAAACATTTACTTGTAATTTGCGGAGGAACATCAATATGGATGGAATAACAAAAGATTCTATAAAAACGGCTAAACTAATGAAACAATT